CAACGACTTACCCGATGCTTCTAATCCCGTCAACTCTGTGATACGACCGGCGGCAATACCACCGTTCGGACGATTACTGATTGCGATATCCAACATCGTATTTCCCGTTGAAATGAAATCGGTCAAATCAGTCGGGGTTTCCTCTTCTCCATCAAGGAAGTAGGCAACTTGTCCATCCTTGTACAACTTGTTCAAGCTATCTGCGATAACTTGGGCCAGTTCATCGCGGTCAGCGGATGGCACTGGCTTCTTTGGTGATTTTGTTTCCTTAGCCATAATGTTCCTTTATGTAACAAAACACGCAGGGGCTAGGTAGTTTTAAGGCTACCTAGCACCACAGCGTGTCTTTGGTTAATTAATCGTTGAACAGCTCGTCAAACGCATCAACGGCGTTCTTGACGTTCTCCTTTGGAGCGGCAGCGGTAGCCGTAACAGCCTTCGGCTCCTCAGCCTCACGAGCGGGAGTGATGACCGCATTATCAGGGTCAAGATACTTCTCAAGCGTGACCTTCAGCTCGTTGTAGGTCGGCTCCGTATAAAGCTCCTTGATATCGGGCTGAGTGGTCATCCACAGATTCGCCTGTGAAGCGTCCGACGAAAGCGGAGTCTGTGACGGCTTGACCTTTACCGAAGTCTTGGCGAAACTAGTATCCGACTTCTCCTTCGGAATGTACTCAACTACGATGTCACGACCAGTCTTAGCATCGGTGATATCGCCGTAATCGGGGTCAGAGATGTAGGAAAGAAGTTCCTGATAGACCGTCTTACCGAACGAGTAGAAGCGAACACCCTTATCCTCTTCACCACGAACGATGACAGGAATGTAGGTACGGAGCTTCGGCATAAACGGACGAGCCTCCGCATACCGAGCCTTCGCATCGGGCTCACGCTGGGTATCATTCCGAACGGAATCAGCAAACTCCGCAATCGGGTCACGATTACCATACGAGAGAGGTGAAAGATAAGTCTTGTTGCCGAGATAGTGGAAGTAAAGTTCGATAAAGGGATTCGCGGGGTTATCCTTCCACGGGACGATACGGATGACCGTCTTGCCTTCCTTGGGCTTCCAGATAGCGGTATCGCGGTCCCCACCGCCGGTACGCTTGAAACTGTTCAGCTTGCTCTTTAGTGCATTGATGTCTAACGCCATTGTACTTCTCCTTGTGTTTAGAGTGTTTAGGGTGTTTATAACAAGTAGTTTACCCCAAGTGTCTTGAAGTATACTACCAAAAATTTAGTTTGTCAAGTGCAGTTTAGAAATTCAGAATTTGTTGTATTTTAGTACGAACTATTTTTAATTGGCCGTGGGCCGTAACTAGAATAGAATTCTTTAATTCATCCCAATTTACCCTATACGCCTTATCAATAATACCACCATTCTTACTTGCGATAAGAGCATTTAATGCATTAATGGTGTATATTGTATTGGTTTGCTTTTTCCGATGTACGGAAATAGTGGAAGCCGGAGGTTGGTGTCCAGCCTTCAATGACCCCACAACAATATTATATGTTAAAATTAGTTGATTGGCGTCATCAACATTTTCTAACACATAGATATTATTAAAAGCCAATTTATAGGAATCTTGGATAGCCTTTACGTGCTGTTCCAATTCTGCGGCTGGAATAAACGTGCAAAGTAACTGAGTTTCGTTCATATGATACTCTTAAGAAGCGTTAATCACTTCAAATAAGTATCAAATTGTCTTTGATAAACTTATATTTTATGTAAGAAAAGATTATCGTAATTAGCCCCACGATACTGACGAACAGGAAATCCACCGGCGCTCAATATATTGGCCACGTTTTCCATAGAATCCAATTCAGTATTTGGGACATCCAATAGAATTGCGTCATAGGTGTATAGAATCACTCTGGATTCACGCATTCCAAGAAAATTACAGACATCATACACCCGTTGGATGGCTTCTTCGGTTTCCGTCAACTGCATCATATAGTTGAATACCTTGTTCTTGGAAGCGTCCACCAAGGTCACTTTGCGACCCGTTCCTGACAATACAAATCCATTCTGACGGTATTCGTCCCACAGTTTGGAGGAATACCCCTTAATCTTTTGGAAGAACTCTACGCCACCCGTATCGTCAGACTGACCATACATTAAGGCAAAGGTACGGGCCTTGGACTCCTCATACTGCTCTTCGGTCACTTCATCCACTCCATAATACTGCTGAGCGAGATAGGTGTGAAGTGAGGTGGGTGGGAGTTGATAATCCATTAACTTCCCAGCCAACCGCAAGTGGAATGCCTCATAATCGAACTGAACCAACGTTCCGTTTTCCCCGAACCGACTGACGAACTTCTCACGGGAACCATCGTTTTTGTTCAGAGCGGCAAAGTTGATGCCACCGAAGGCATTACTTGGACGGCCGGTAGACGTATAGATGTTATAATCGGAATATACGAAGTTATTATCGGTCGTATACAATCCAGACTTCTCAATACTGGTCAACGTCGGAATCGTTATCTGGTTGATGAACTGGAACGCCGAGTCGTGTTCCGTGGACTCATATCGCTTGTAGAGATGTTCGCAATGTTGAAGGAACGCCTCTGCGGTTTCCACCCATGAAGTCAACGGGATACTATAGTGAAGATTCTTGAACTTGAATTGATTTTTAATCTGATGAATACCCATCGTATAGAATTCACGATAGATAGGAATCACATCATAGTTAAGGTGTAGTATCGTAGCCAAATCTACAATGTTTACTGCATTAGTCAGATGACGCAGTTCCTTCTGGTGAAGGGTAACTAACTTGTGTGCACGCTTCAAATCCATCTCAAAGTGTGGAGCGTCTGGATGGTTCACGGATACGGTATAGAACGTTCCATCGTCAAAACGAAAATGGAGTGATGACAACTTGTTCTGTACGGGATGCAGAAACGCATCAACCGCCACGGGATAGACGTACGCCGTCTCTTCCTCTAAGCGGTTGGTGAGTTGTATAATATCGTCTAGTCGCGTGATAACCATTGGTTCCTCAATAATATATTTTAATTAAATATAATATTAAGTGGAACGGTTGTCAACCCCTTGAAAATATTCTAACGGGTTGTATAAGAGCCGAGACAACTCAGGCATCTGTCTACTATAAAAATTTACGGTAACTTGATTTTTGTGCCGGGCACCATACACGGGCTTACCATCCACGGCGGTAATATTGTTCGCATACCCCGAAATTAGCCACGGTAATTCAAGTGTTTGATAAAAAGCATTTTTCTTAAACTCATCGTATTGCTTCTTATCAACTTCAACTACTTTTGGGTCGGATATAAACTTGACAAAATATCTACTAACAAATCCTTTTTCAATATCCGTAGTTGTTATTTTTGGCTTGTTACTTAATGGTGCTTTCATTATTGTTCCCAAGGCTTAGGTACGCCTGTAATTTTGATTTTAGTAAAGTCTTGATTACGTACGCTTGCAGCAGATGGTGTAGTTATTCGTCCTTGTGAAGCGTTTGGATTTCTAACTATACTGTTTGGTGGTGTGGACGTTGTTCTGGCCGGTGAAGTATCCTTACAGTGTGTGTATACTGCTCCCGGTTCTAATTTTGATGTTGGACGATATCTAAAGCGTCCTTGAATTTGTGTAGTCCATCCAGTTTGTGCAGTAAACTTATGTATTACTTTAGTCACCACATAGAATCCTCGTTCTAGAATAGATGGTACGCGGTCTATCAAGAATGATTGAAACAAATTTATACCACCTATACCCGGCAACGTAACATCTGCGACGGTCTTTGTAAGATTTGAACTATTAAATGCGTGTGCAATTGGTTCTACTCTACCGTTTTCTAAGTTAGTAGAATCTATATTTAACTGCTTCATCATTCGAGATGGATTAATTTCAATCAATTCCAAGGCAGTACCTAAATCAGCATATTCTCGAACAAAGTTCACTAGATTGGGATTTCCTAATGAAATAGTGGCATCACCCACATCTAATTTAGCCTGAATATCGTCTATAGTAGTTTGATATTTTCTAACGTCATCCCCGTATGGACCAGTATACGGATCTCTACTAATGATACGTTGCGCTTCGGTAGGATTATATCCCGCGTTTTGTAATCCACCCAATTGACGAAGCCGTGCATTTTCTAATCCTATTGATGCCAACCGTTGTTCTTCACGTAAATTTCTAAGTGCATCGTCTTCGCACGCACTTTCTGAAATACAATCTTCATCGGGATTACACGGAGTAAACAAGTTCTGAATTAATGACAATTCTCTTAATTCTGGTACATTGATAGATTGTAACGTTCCCTTTTGCGCAGGACCACCAATATTGGCAATAGCTTGCACCGCAATAACCTGAGGTAAGTTAAAATCTACTGCCAAGTCTAATAAATCACTACCAAGTTCTCCATCTTGGAATAATTTAGTTTTTCTATTGAACATATAGATATAGTTAGCATCATCACTGTTCGGAGATGCTTCATATCTACTTATTTTAATTCCAGATATATTGTCTAAAATATTATTCGATTGTAATTCTTCTAAATCGATACTTAGGTCTGTCTTACTCTCCTTACTTTCCAATCTGGTTAATGGCTTTGACAAGCCCATATCAATAATATGCATGCCCGGATTAGTTACATCCGTTGAATAGACTTGTAAGTTCCAGTATCCTTCTGTTGCAGAATTCATCATATTCAATAAATTACTGATTGCCGAACTGACTGTATCTGCCGATGTAAATGCCTGCTTAATAGCTTTCGTGTTTAACCACACTCCACGATACAGATATGAGGCGCCCGCTTGAGAATTTATATTGTTAAGTGTATTTTCAAACGGAACAGATGATGCATAAAATTGGTCAAGTAAGTTATTATTATTTAAAATTTCTAATCGTTGAGATGCATCTGAAGATCCTGATATTTCTGCAAAACGGATAATACTTCGATACCTACTCTTGTCTAATGAAGTTTCATACGCGGATTGAGCTCTTGGATTAAAGACCACCATAACTTCCGGATTAACTGACCGTAAATTTGGATGATATCCAACTTGATTAGCAATAAGACCTTTATTAGATTCTTCTTCAGTTGCTTCTTTTGAAATACGTAATACTGCCAAATCTGCTGCGGCCGAAGTACCTAACATACTGGCAATTCCGTAGGTTGCGTCATTTAATACTTTTTCTACGAAAAATCTCCAACTAATAAAATATTCATTTTCTCTGGTACCGCCTTCCGAGCTGGCGGCACCGGTACTATTTGATTGTTGATTTCTAATTGGAATAATCTGTCCACGCCATATATTATCTTCTAGATACTTGGACATTAACTTACTAAACGAATTTTGCTTCCAAGAATAGGCGTTATTAAAATATTCTTGAACATCCATAGTTTTACAATTTGTTGTTGGACTTGCACAAGTAGATTTTACTCCCGTGTGCTTTGTTGGAACTTCAAATTGTTGAACAGAATGTACGGTTAGATTTATTTCGTATGTATTATTTTTGTTATACTTTAAATTAAAGTTGGCTACATAACAAATAAAGAGTTCATAGTTGCCATAATTGTTATAGATATATCGCTTGATAAACTCCTTTTGTTTATCGGGATTGACAATTAGTTCACTAAATTCGTTTTGGATATCTTCCTTTGGTTGATTCCAATCATACGGGGTAATCTTAAACTCGTTTTTGTTTGATGACATTCTGCCTAACTCTAACACAACTCTAGTCGCCGGTCGTAGGAAATATGTAAGTAATGCATCTACTTGACCAACAGAGTACGCTGCAATTTTTATGTTTGCTTTAAGTAGTCCACCACGAACTCCCATAGGGCCAGCGGTACTACGTTCCGCGTTTATTTCCGTGATGCCTGGGATAGGAATGTTACGTTGGTCGGTTGTGGCAGCACTACTAGACACCACAACAGGAATTCGTACTGGCGTCCCAGTGGTTCCATTTGATGTAGCATAGCCAATAATACTTCTATTATCTTGTGGATAGTAGATGTCCTTAAATGAACTTTCAGGATTTCCGTGCATACCCAACGACGGACACCATGCCGCGCCTCTTGCCGTTAAATTACTACTCTTTACGTTCATCAGAGAAGTGAGCTTTACAAACGGCATATACGTATTAGCTGTTTCAGCCGCTACTCTCCGTCGTGTTAACTCATATTGAATTTTTGGATGAAATGATTCCAGTGACCCAATAAACGGAGTAATCGCTGAATTACCGAACTCTGGAGCGTTTGAAAGTGTAGTAACCAGTACCCCTTCTTGGGAAGGAATCCAATTGATTCCTACGGATAGCCAATATTCATTTACTCGTTGTCGAGCTCCTTCTTGGTTTTCATCATCCCACCTAGCTTTTCCATCCGTTGAATCCCAATATCGGGCTTCATTTACAGCAATTTCTTTTATAATTGACCGATGTTGTCTGCTCTTTGCTCTAAGCACAACAAACGCCCGTAGTAAATCACTCTCTGTTATATTTCTTTGTGTAACTTTACCGGAACTGGTTTTTGTTCCTAAATTTCCACCAATACCTGTGTATAGAGCGTTACTTGTCGCTGATCTAAATAATGGTCGGCCGGTAATAATATCACCGTGAGAAACGCCAGACCATGGGTTACTGGTGTAAGTTAATGTATTCCATTGTCCCGTCGTGGGGTCCGCTCTATTAAAAACGATGATATCTCCGTCAACTAACTCTATAAATTGTCCTTGCCCACTCTGACCAGCGGGTATTATTGGATTGAGTACATCAAACGGATACGCTCTATTAGTTCGAATTTCTTGTGCGTATTCGGTATGTGCAGTTTTATTTTGTGGAAAGGCTAATCCTGAAGTTCTTGCTATAGCTTGCTTAAGAACCCAAGATATAAACGCGGCACTCCAAGGTGCATCAGTTATAGTTGACATATTAAATATTTGGAATAAATAAACTAGTTCCTGGCTGTACCGCTAAGCTTCCATTTACTAACAAATTTGCTTTAGCGATGACCCACCAGTTATCAGGTGTTTTGTAAAATCTATTAGAGATACTATCAAGTCTATCACCTTCTTGGACGATATAATAAAATGGAATATCTTCTAAAGGAATAGCTTTGGTCAATTCCGTGGTATAATACGGAATTTTCTTTGAGGAGTCAACCGATAGCGGTTTAACGTATCTATCCATTTTAGTTTCCTCCAGACAAATAATTGTTTATACATGCGTCTTTATCTTCCCCAGCGTCTTGACAAAATGCAGCTGCCGCAATACGCACAAAATTAGCATCTGCTTCGGTTCTCTCATATTGTCTGAGTGCAGACTTTATCTTCTGCACTTCAGTGTTATTAGGTAACGGAATTTGTCGAGGAGCCGGTATACGGAGAACACTTTCTGGTGCACGGAGGTTCCCGCTTACAACAGCTGAGGTCGCAAATCGAACTCTGTCTCGGAGTGATAATTCTACTCTTGTAACTCCTCTACGTGCGGCTTCCTTTACCGCGGCATCAACTACATTATTAGATCTAATCGGCACAGTTGATGCTAGTCTTGCTGAATAATATGCTGGTAAATCTTCTGTAATCTTGTAGAATGGACTATTATAGAACTTACTACGTTTTTCGAGTAGCGATATTGTCATAGTTACGTTAATAGTTTGTGATACTTCTCTATCAACATCAAATGTAATATTTTCATCTATAAAATCAAAATCTAGTGTTTCGATGTAACACGGTTGATTATCATAAATACCACCCACGGTAATCTTAAATAATGGAGGAACCATAAATCCACTTTCGGATACATCTGCTGGGAACGCCAATCCCGTAAGAAAGTTTACCTTTGTCCATGCATTAATTAATTCTTTTTGTGAGAACGCAGCGATATTAAAATTCATACTTACTGACCGCTTTGCACCTCCATACGTTACAAATCGTTCAGTACGACCAACGTATCGTTGTTCATTGAATTCAGTCTTTGTTGATTCTTTTAATTGAGAAATAAATGCTCTGAACTGTACATTATTATCGTTACTGTCTGTGAATACGAATCTTATAATGTCAACGCCTTTACCTTCGTGCTTGGTGTTTATACCACCGTACCCTATTCTATCAGTTTTTCCTTGTTCCGTCCCCGCATCAGCAGAACCATCCAATCCAATATTCAATGGGTCAAGGACTGAGCCAGCACTTCCATTAATTACAGGATTTATACCACTGGTTTCTACCACCGAGGTAGCTATGTTTTGTTGATAAAATTGCTTTTCGGCAAAGAACTTACTATTAAATCTATCTTTAGTTCTTTTTAGTTGATTGTCTCTAAACTGTTCCGCTGCTCTAACAAAATCTGGAATCTTTTCTGGTTCCTTCAATGCCGCCGGAACTTGTATACGACCGCCCAATTTACGTATTACACTGGTTGCTAACCCCGTAAGCGTAGTAGTTACTTTCTTTTGTACAATACTTTTAACCGTAGCCGTGGTAGATAATCTTGGCAATCCACGTGAACTTAATGGTTGGGGGTCCACGATAACTGGACCGGATGATTTAGGTGTTAAAGTACCTCCAGTATAACCAAATGTTCTATATTCTGGTCTAGATGTCAAATAATTTTGTGGAAATGGGATAATCGTATTTGCTGCTTTCTTTAATTGTGTAGATACAAATGACCGTAGAGAAAGTGAAGGTAATGTTGGACCGCCTGTGGTAATAATTTTAATACGACCCGCGGTGTCCGACACAGTACTATTTTGAAGTAGTCCTGATGGATTTGGTACTATTGCGGACGTTACAATATGACGACGAGCGTGCACGAACGGAACAGTATTTAATAGTACCGAGGCAGGATTGAATAGTTTCGTATTGACGAACGTATTACCAGTTTGCAACAACGTTTGTTTAGCAATAAAAAGAAGTCCATCGGACGATTTTAAAAATCTACTAACTCTTGTAACATCACGTTGAGTAGACACCACAGGAACAGATTGGCTATCGCTTTTAATTCTACTACGAGAATCAGCGGTATCTGGAAGAATACTGATGTACGGTTGCCCATCAGGAGTTTGCCGAGTAGCGAACTTCCCGTATATTTCTTGCGACGATTGGGCAAACCGATCAGCTAATGTCGTAAATGCCATAATTATGCTCTCTCATTACGTGAGTACACACCAACCAAACTCATACGAGGAACCGTTCTCATTGTACCGTCAATATTAATCGTAGTATTTGCGTTTTGTAATGTAGCGATTAATGTGTCAACTTTTCTATTCAACTCTGAGGTGTCACCCGGTTGCAGTGCTCCTTGGGACATCAAGCGAGTTCCTGCCAATACCGTATCATTATTGTTCAATGCTACCGCGCCGGTTGGAGTTACCAAGGTACGTTCACCGTACCCAGAGATTACATCATCTCCCTTGAATAGACTGTATAGACCGTACCCTACCGCTGCGGTGGCTGCGACTGCTGCAATTTCCGGTGCGGCAAACGCAGCAACCGTACCACCTAATGCCTTTCCTAAACCTTTTAATGCTCCACCACCAATGGCAGTACCTGCCGCAGAAGCCACTATTTGCTTTGCTAAACCACCAAAACTTGAATTAACCGCATTAGCTGCGGAAGACAACGCCGCTAGTGCTTTGGAAGTCGCCGTAGCGTTAGTTCCTAGTTGGCTTAGCTGTGAGTCTAAATTATCAGCAGTAGTACGTACTTGACCAGCTCGGAGTAATTGTTCAGACGATACTCCTAACTGTTCAAACAAAGCACGGAAGCTGGTGCTCTTAAAAAATTCTGATGGAACTGTTGCTCTAAGGTAAGCTAGTAACGCATCTGGTCCTTCTTGTTCTGCAATTCGAGTTAAGGTGCCAAAATCAATTTGCCCACCCAATTGATTTAATTGGGCTACGGTATCAATCGTTCCTTCTAAATTGGTAACCAATCCCGCTTGAGCTGATTGAATAGATGCCAAACTGATTCCAATCTTTTCTGCATCTGCTGCTGCCTTGGCAAATCTATTTCCATATAATAAAAATGATAAGGAATTTTTATTAACAATAGTAGCAAGTTGATTAGACGACAAACTTGCTCGACCGGTCGCTTGACGAAACGCAGTAAATTGTTCTGTGGTGGTTGCCCCGATAACAGTCAATGCTCTTAGCGATTCACCAGTTAATTCAAATTCTGACCCGAATCCACCTTTTAAATTACTTGCAAGTTGTGCTGCACCTTGTGCACTGAATTTAAATCCGTCGCGTACACCAATGAAGGTGTCTGCTAGAGATTTTTCAACTGCTTGAATTTGACTGAGTGACGCTGCGCGATTTGCTTCTAAACTAATAATTTGTCGAACGGCCTGTGCACGATTCTTAAGTTCTAATTCTATTCCTGAAGTAGCGGACACTCCGATGGTTTGACCGAATTTTCTTCCAGCATCGGCTACCTTTAATAGTTCAGTACCCAGTCCAATCAAATTTTTCTTAAACTCTTTAGTACCCGCAGCAGTATTCTCTTGGCCTTTACCAAGTGCTTCTGTTAATGAGGCTATCGCACTGCTTAATGATGAAAAATCTTCTTGGGTTGGGGTTGCCATAGATTATCTCTTGGAAGGTTTACTACGTTGGTTTGACTTGACCAAATCTGCTTCTTTTTCTTTTGTTTCTTCTAGTTGCTTCATATAGAAGTTTCGTAAGTAAACCGGCATATTATAGACTTGTTCAAAGTTAAACGCACCATTACTATAATATGCTAATGTAAACAACATTTTATGTATTTGAACCTTGTTCTCAGAAGTCAGGCCAAAAAAAGGTTGCCCCAATGGGCATCCTCGCTGCGGTAGTAGTGTCACATTGAGAACACGTAATATTTAAATTAAAATCTACATCAGGCGAAACCTTTTTCATTTGTTCACGAAGTGCCCGAATATCACGGAGAATCATTGCATCTGCAAACTCTCTGATACTTTTCTTGTCCCGATTACCATTGACTGAGGTAATAATGTACTTTAATCGGGTCGATGTGTCACCTTCAATAGCCCCATTAATTTTCTTTAAGGATTCTACCTCAGCTTGAATATTTTTTTCATCGCCGCGGGTCAATAACTTAAAGGTAATACTAATTCCAGTGGGTAATACAAACGTATGTTCGCCGTTTGCCGAGTCACTTTCTGGAGTAACCATATCTAATTTTGAAAGGTCTACCACGTGGTCAACCTTCTTACCACAAGATGAACATAATAGTTGAATTGGATAGTCTTTTCCATACCCAAGGATACGAGCCGCAACCATTACTGCGTTTAAATCCCCGACCAATAAATCATCGGGTTTTACACCCTTGGTAACAATCAAACTTTCCATCAACTTATCAATTACCACGCCTTTCTGAATGAGATTGGTTGAAGTCAAGATATCTTCTTCCTTAGCGGTCATATACTTGATATCAATGGTCCCACTCCGTAACGGGCTTCCCTCTGGATAGAGTTTTCCACCACTTGGGAGGTCTATCGTTTCTGTCGGGAAACTATATTCTGCCATAAATAACTCCTTAAACTATTTGGTTTTACCACCTATATAAATATTAATCTTCTATATTTTGAGTGGAAATATCTTGCTTATAAACACTATTAATTTTCTTCACAAATTCCTTAAAATAGGACTTAGAACGTTCAGGAGTGACTAACGCCCCATCCACCACTAAGTCTGCCACCTGCTGTTTCTCTTTGAGGATATCACGCATATATTCATCGATGGTATCGGCACATAACATATAATAAACTTGAACTTGTCCTTTTTGACCGATACGGTGGGTTCTGTCCTCAGCTTGTTCGTGGTTTGCTGGAACCCAATCACAGTTCAAAAATACCACGGTATCTATCTGATGTTGGAGTCCGTCAATACCCATACCTGCCGCCATAAGGCTAAACAACCCTACTTTTGCTTCACCCTTGGTCAATCGGTCAATTGTGACTTGACGTTCCTTACTGTTCATCTCACCCGTTAAAAGTGCTGCCTTGTCCCCATACTGCTCAGCCAAGAACTTAAGCGGAGCAATATAATTACTGAAAATAAGTATCGGTTTATCGTTATCCAAGAATTCATCCACCATTTCTACTAACCGTGGAATCTTCTTTTCAATCAAGAAGTTTTGAAGTTTCGGCATGTGACCGATGGTAGGTTTCTCTACCTTCCACCGACCAAAGACTTCTCGTAGTAATTCCTTATATTGTTTCTGTTCGTCCTTTGTCAACTCAACGTATAGGTCATTTCGTTGTTTTGCTGGAAGTTCAGTAAGAATCTGTTCCTTCTTGCGACGAATAACCAAATCTTTCGTGCGGTCGTGGAGGTCTTGGAGATTGCGGGGTGCTTCTCCCTTCCATCCCCCGTACCGCTGGGTAAAATGGAAGAAATTATTGAAACGTTCTTTGTCAAGGAAGTTCAACAAAGCGAACGCTTCGATTGGACGAGACATCACAGGAGTACCAGTAAGGAATAGGCAGTACTTCGTTTTGATGCCTGGATATTTACGTCGTTCTTTATACGAACCCAGAATACTCTTTGCTCGGATGGTTTGTCGGTTCTTGAGATAGGTTGCTTCGTCACAGACCAGTAGTTCAAATTCTTGCTTTCGTAAGTCACCAACAACCTTACCCACGGCGTCATAGTGGACGATATGGAACTGATTGGAGAGTTTTCCATCGTAACTCTTACTGTCCCAGATGGTTGCATCCTTTCCAGTAAACTTCTTGATTTCACGCTTCCAGTTAACCACGACGGAGAGTGGGCAAACGATGACCGTCTTAAGGTTCTTGTGTTGGGCAAATCCAATTGCTTGTGCAGTCTTACCCAACCCAGGTGCATCGGCAATCAGACATCGGCCGTCGGCTCGTTCGACGAACTTGACGCCAACTTTCTGGTATGCGTAAAGCTGAAGTTGCATGCCATTGATGTCAAAATCAATATCATCTTTGACTCGAATCTCGTCTAAATCTTCTCGACGGTCTTTGAGCTTTTCCAGTAACTTCAAGACTTTCTCATCACATTGGATATTTTCTTCGCCAAAGACCTTAAACACTTTCGGAAGATGAACTGCTGGAAACTCCCACGTTTTATTTTCCCCATTCCACTTACGACCGTCTACTTCGTACTTGAAACGTTCCATCAAGGGTGGATTATATGGCATAGCGACAGCCCCCGTTTTACTATCAACTAACGTAACGGTGACTTGAACTGATGTTGATGTTTGGGGCTTTTCTACCGCGGGAGTTTGCGTGGTACGGGCAATCTTTAAATGGGAAATGTCTTCACCAGCCAATACCAGTTTGGCTGCTTCTTTCCAGACTTCGGGAATCCCAATCGTGGTGGTCATCCATTGGAGATATGATTGATTTCGATAATAAACAGTCGAAAGCGAATATCCCTTGAATTTTCCCCACGTAAGTATTGCGGTATCAGCTGACGGATGTACCATCTTCGACCTTGACGTATGTGAATGTATCTACGTCTAATCTCCACCCATCGTTGGGGTCTAATCCTAATAGCCGCATCATTTCTTCGTTAGCGACCACTACTTTGGTGGTCAACTCTTGTTGATACGTTTTCAATAATTGGTTGTTACTTTCAATTAAATGGCGTAATGCCAATGGAACTGGAACCGTTGCTGTCATAATATCTACCTATGGTGTTTAATAAAATTTAAAATGCCGTTTAATATTTGTCAAGGTTATGGAATAGCAGGGATGTTTGGATTTGATGATGTTGGTAAATAACCTGGACATCCTACGCTTGAGTATACATACCCAGCAGTTTCAATACATACGATACTGAATTGAGAACCAGACGCTCTGTTTGGGTTAACAAACAAAGATAATGAAGTAAATAATCCAGGACATTCTTTTGTTCCGGGAGGACACACGGTATAACTACTACCCATATCACCTTGTTGACCGGTTACCCCTTGGGCGCCGACAGGCGAAGTACTTGTACAGTCTGACGCAGATTTGTGAACACCGATCGTACCACTTGCTGGTGCATTAATGACTGATGTTACGAAAGACGCTGTTGGAACAACAATCGATGCAAATTGTGGTCTACTTGCCGTAGCCGCAGATATCGAATAACTAACGTTTGTGTTTACCACTAAACTTGAATTACCAAATGGAAAATAATATGACATTAGATGCTGCTCGCGCAAGTGTTGCCGGTGAGAGTGATAGTTCCAGCGCCATCGGTATTGAATATCGCGTTACTTGTTGGGTCTGATAAACTTGATAGGTTAACTGCGAGTGATGAACATGATGAATCATAATATAATACTACTCCGTTCGTTAATGAACTCGCATTGGCGTAATAGGTTTGTGCAAATCCGTAATTACAAGTATAATTTACCCCATTAAATGTAGCGGTACCAAGAGCGTCTGTGGTGTAGCACACAGTATTAGACCCCGTACTTCTGGCTATAGATAACAGATACACACTATTTCCACGATATCCAGATGGGCCGGTCGATCCTTGTGGACCCGTTGCACCCGTCTTGGTATAGTTCGACCCACTAGCACCAGTAGACCCAGAAATATTAAGTGCAAAACTCGCGGTATTAATTGCTATGGTACCTAAATTATATAAAAACTGTGCCGTTTGTGTTAAGCTTGCACTTACCGCGGTATTGGTAATGCTTATTGGTACATTATGAGGAAAAAATTGCATAAATAATCCTAGAAAGCGTCGGAAATACCACCGGGTGCTCCCGTTGGTCCTTTACTACCGGTTGCTCCTTGTGGTCCTTGTACATATATACAAATCCCATCAGAACCATTTACACCATCCACGCCTGTAATAGCTTTCGATGCCGTATAAACTCGTATAGCTGCACTCGCTGTTGCTGCATAACTAGCATACGAAGCAGTTAATACGGATTGTAAATTTGCTGAACCCGACCCAAATGGATAAAATCTCATATTATTCTTCTGTGGAGAGAATGTAGAGTGACGCGGTGATATTTTGTGTAGCACCCGTTCTATTTTCTAATTGATACCCAAGCGTTCCGGTTCCAGTAGAAAGGTTTCCAGCTTCCCACGTGTAGGCTTCCAACACAGGAACAAACTTGTATGCAAAACTTCCAGTATCAAAAATAACGTCTGCAATCAATTGTGATGCGGCCGCCGAGGCCGTATCGAATGACCGCGTTTGTTCTGATGACGGAACATCTTCAATTCGTGTTGAATATAGTCTTAACCGTGATCCTGTTGTGGCGCTACCACTTAATATTATAAAACTCTTCTTTGTGGTAATACTACCAGACACGCCATACCCCGTAGTAGGGATAGATGACCGACTTATTATTAATGAAGTGCGGTCGGTGATACTATCTCCAACAACTCCAAAATCATATACTGTTAAGTTCACCGCTGTAGGACCGAATGAACTACTAATATGATACCATACATCACCATTACTAAACGTGTTTCCGATAATAGGCGGATTTAAATCAAGGCTTAGACCAGTTCCTTGTATTAAAGAAATATCGGAGATTAATGCAACTGAATCGTTGAGATTGAAATCGGTAGGCCCTCTACTAGCATCAATATTGACACTAGCACTGTCCGAATATAATCTGATTCGCGTGGTCTTATTTGATTCTGCATTTAATAAAATAAATGCCCCACCGGGACGGGGTGCCATAGCCCCACTTACTATCCCTGCATAAAACGTAGGAATAGTAAGTGTTCTTCTTGTAAAACTCGCCCCGTCTAATACTCGTTCTAAAATACCCATGTATGTCTCTTATGGAAAGGTACCACTATAAATATCTAATTTAACCAATAATAGACAAATTTTACCGATAATGGTCACCACCAAGCCACAATACGAAGGACCGACGAGTTCCCTTAGTGACTGGGGCAACCCGGTGCATCATATAGGATGGGAAAATAACCACATTTCCACGACCCCGTGGGGCTTGAAGTGGACCATCTCCACCCTGCCAGATTTCTAAATCACCGCCTTCATATTCATCTGGAGCAGCTAATTGTACGGTAATAGACACCTTTCGAAGTGATAACATGCCAGGTCCGATGTCTTGGTGCCATCCATAATGACCACCAGCAGAAGCGTGGTATTCGGTGTATTGAATTCCTTCTGGTGCGGTATGTAAATCGAAGTTCCAAAGTACATCATTAGCTTCGACAGCCATCCGCATTAACTTATCATATAGCCATTCCCACTTTTCAGTTTGGGGAACCCACTTAATAGATGATGAGCGGATTTGCTTATTCCCACCAGCAGTGGTTGCTTCTTGGAATGGGATTTCGCCAACTTCCCGATAAATCTTATCAAGCTCTTGGTCACTAAACCCTTTGTCAAACCAGTAGTAGTTCTGTGAATCTACGTGCTTTTTTGGGAAAATAAAAGTGTTTTGCATAAATAACTCCTTAGTTAGAATATTTAGAAAAATATATTTCCTTGTCGTTTTCAGTAATCGGGGTAAATTCAGGTAATCTAGAGGTGATCGACCATTCCGTTACACAAACATTTTTAATTGAATACACTACATCACTACGTTTTGTAAACTCTCTGGTTATAAAATCATCACCAAACCAGACTTTTAATTCATTTGGGATAGGCGTCCATCTGTCTCGCTTAAACATAAATAAACACCCCCACCCCGTACCTCGACCTTCTGTATTGACTACTTGAATTTCCGTATTGTGGACATCCGTAATCATATCTTCACATAAAAAGCAACTCGTAGATAATCCGTAGATTCCGTTTTCTTTATCAGCGTGCGATTGATGTGCAGTTAATATATATGGTATCGATGGATTGCACCATACATCGTCGTTTAGAATCATCACATATTCACTCGTAGAGATATCAACTCCTAAGTTCCACGCTGGGTTTACATATATATTTTCTATTTGCTTGTTATACTGTAATTTACTTAAACCCGTTAACATTTCAGTTGGGCAAGAATTCGAATCATTATCTATCAAAATAATTTCATTAACCAAACTGCTATTATTTAAATCAACTAGCACTTCTCTAAATCGTCCTAGGTGCTGCTTCCACATCGTGGGTATAACGATAGAGTACATTTTAATCCTCGTAAATGTAATTTACAAAGTTTTCTTCTGTTCCAAATCGACTTGGTACGCTTAACGGGTCATTTGGGTTGATTCGATATGGATAATCGTCTACGCCAAGTTCTGCGAATCTTTGTGCAATCCTAGCATTATAATGATACATAATTGTTCTAACTCTACGTTGAATATCTGCCCTCGACAAATCGTGTGTATTCTGACCCGTGTGATTATTATAAATAAACTGAATGTATCCGAGCTTTGGTATCTTTACAAATTTAGTGTGTAGAAATGTTCGTACAATCAATTCATAATCATCTGCTATAGCCAAGTCTCTATTGTGACCACCGACGGCGAAGTACACATCACGACGCCATACTCGTACGTGGTTCGGTACTCCAACAATATGACGAATTGTTTTTGGGTTGATGTTCGAGGTTAAAGCAACATCCCAATTACATCCCCGATAATTAACTTTTCTATACGTGCCATACCCAAGAGAGAATCCTTCCCCATATGTAAGCGATACCCAATCTTCGGTTACTTCGACGCTATCATTATAAATAAATCCAGCATCGGGAAACTTATTTGCTGCATTCATCACATCCATCGAACAGTTGTCGGTTAATAAGTCGTCGTGGTCCAGTTCTGCGAGCCACTTACCCCGAGTCAAACACGCAGCTCTATATTTTGATTCCCCAATGATTCCCTTGGTCTTTTCTCTAAAATCATATACTCTAACTCTGGGGTCTTGTGCTGCGATTTGCTCTGCGATTTTTAACGTCTTACCACCATCGGATGAATCGTTAACCATCACCCATTCCCAATTTTGATAGGTTTGCTCTTTCAACGATTCGTATGTTCGGACTAGCTTAGTTCCTGTGTTATAAATTGGAGTAAAGTACGAAATCAAATGTTCATTACTTTGTTCAAGCATTTGATTCATCGCACAATTATATGCGATATCTCCGATATTCTGTTGCGTTGGAGGAACAGTCATCCACTTTTTACGTACTTCTAAATTTGAATAACACAGATTTGGAAACTTTTTATAATCATCCGATACGGTAATAATAGAATCGGGTTTGACGTTTATTAAAATATTGTTTAACTGTGCATCATCCTTGGCGTACGTGACATCTAAACTAACATCTTCGTACCCCAAGTAATTTATACTTTCAAGCTTTGGCTCATCAGGACCAATATATAATACCTTTGGTACTCTAGCTTTCTTGACAGCTGTTAAGTAGTTGTAAAAACACAGTACCTTGTGGATAAAGTGAAACTCATCGGGTACAAGATTATATAAAGGTTCAATAAATCGACCGTCCGCATCATACCCACCTTCATATGTTTTTAGACTATACAGAGATGTATGTAAGGCATATTGGGCAGAATCTATATGACGGAGCTTCATATGTTCTGGGCCTACCTTACGAATCTCTAATCCCGTAAAATCATTTCCACCGACATATTGTTCAAACACAAATCCTTTCTTGGTTGGATTTTGTTGAATCGCTTCCAGTAATTCAGTATAGAAGTCTGGGTGTAGGATGTTATCATCATCTAGAATTGAGACGAATCCTTCTTCAACCCCCGCCACTATCGTACTGATTTGCGGATAAAGATAATCAGTCCCATTACTTTTAAGAAAATAAAACCGTGTTTGGTTATTTTGCAGTCGGTTTAACAGCTCCGCATCAATATCCTTAAGTGTAGTAGTATCAAATAACAAATGCCAAACCACATCAAATGGGCTTGGAAATACCGTTTGTTTAATTTTTTCTAGATTATGTAACCGAGTACATCTAGTAAATAAATGTAATTTTAACACCATGCTCTCCTTATACTGAATAATAATACTCTGGCGTATTAAATAATTCTTTAAGCTCTTGCGTCAAGTTATCTTTGATTCCATACGTTACGGGTCTACCAAAAATATCTTCAAACTTTGAAATCTTATCTAAGAAATACTCATCTGGCTGATTTTGATAGTGCATTAGCTCAGAATGAGAAAAGTTGTTTAATTTCTTTCGTATAGATGGTAACCCACCCAAATAACTGAAATGCCACGCTGCATCATAAATAATCTTCTTAAATCCCGACATTGGACTGTTTCTCATCCCTTGCACAGAATTTAAATGTGCCGAATAATATTCAAATTCTGTACCCACGAAATCATAATAATTCTTTTTAGTAAATAATTGCGGGCCTGGTATTGTCGTTTTATTACCTACGTAATTTATATAAAAGTAATTGTTTGTCATCATAAACGTGACCGGCTTTCCGTGGTCATATATGAACCGCTTGTCGTAAAACTCATCCGTGTCACTTATAATGATAATATCATCGTCCAGTTGGTCGGCGATAAATGAATTAAGCTGTTCTCGTAACTTCCATTCATTTACCCACGGACCTTGTGGCCACGTATATTCAATCCCTTTTGATACGTGTTCAAACTCACGATTAACCAAATATGTTATTTTGTCTTTATTTTTTAGTTCGTCACGAATTGTGGGAAATACCAATTCTCTATCTTCCCCATAAAAGTTTTTGTCTGCTTCACATATTACAAACTGGTCTACTTTGTCATCGTAATATGCCAGACGCTTCTTTAGTAAATCAACCTCGTCCGAAAAGATAACACAATCAATTACCTGCATTTTACCACGCTACATCAAAGAAGAACAGTTGGAAGAATCGAGCGGTTTCAATACTATCACCAAAGTAGTTAGTAGCAGCATGTAACGTCTTTGCATCGAACATTACCAATCGGTTATACACGTTTGCAATACTATCAACTAATTCGTAGGTACTATTGTCGTAGAAATTCATTTGACTTGACCGACCCTTAAATGTACGTTCATACAGTTCTGGATTGTCATCATAGTTGTCAAATCGGGTTGCTCCCGTAATCTTACTACGATACGTTGCGGTTCCAGAGTTTAATGGGGCATCAGGCGTGAGGTATACCATCGCAGCGTATGTTTGTGTGTCAACGTGGTATACAATCGGGTCTGTTGATGTGCAGTATTGGAACTTTCCATTTGCATATGACGGGTCATTCCAATTAATAATTTCTTTACCTAAGATACGCTCGAAAGCTTCCTTCGTTCCGTTTAGAATGAAACGTTCTTCACTACGCTTACCCCGATGATAATCCGAACCAGCGAATGTCAAATTATTCATTGCGAATGAACGAATCCAATCTGGATTGTCGTAGAAGTTATCGACGACTACGACCCCTTTCTTTTGTATCGGATTAAATCCAGAATAAAATATCGCCCACTTCTCAAATGTACCAATATTCTGAACCGTTGACCCGTCCGCTAAAATAAGTCCTACGGAATCCTTGATTTGATTTCTATCGATTGTTACTTCGACGCCAACGTGGGGTGTCTTTAAAAATGGATACACCTTAACCACATCTGGTCGAAATCCGATGGTCGTAAGGATTGGTTGGTTATTAAGTGTTATCGAGCTGATAGCTTGTTCTGTGTGAGCCAGCCATCCTTTGAATGTCAGCGCACTTCCGTTAACTTCTAGCGAATCCATATACCACAAGATACCGTTAACATTAGTAAAATGATTCATAATGTCTTTCATAGAAACTCCTTAATTGGTGTAAAACAAAACGTATTCATACCAACATATAAGAAATTCTCATATGGCAGTATGAATACGTGTGTTTATTTTTATTGTAATATAACTCATTTATAGTCCTTATGCGTTGTAACCTATTTAGTATACACCTTTACTCGTCTGTTGTCAAGTCCTTATTCTTTAATTTTTCAATTTCTAGGTCTAATTCCTTGATTGCTTGAATTAATAGGGCGACAATCTTTTCATAACGAACGGCCATATACCCATTTTCTCTGGTGATAACGACTTCAGGAATGACTCTTTCAATTTCTTGAGCGATAACACCGATGTCGTGACCATAGTTTTCGTGAATACCTTCCATCGGTATCCAATCAAACTCATATCCACCCAATTGACGAATCTTTTCAATTGCACTGGCAATAACTTGCTTATTTTTCTTTAATCTAGCATCTGATGAATAGTAGGCAACAATGTCGTTAGTTGCACGAATATTACCAGCCGTACCCGATGCAGCTGTGCCAACGCCTAAAGAGTTTACTTGGGCGTTAGAGCTTGTAGTAAATCCACCAGCTGCACCTTGTGGTCCGGTTGGGCCTTGATTGCCTTGTGGACCAGTGCCACCTGTATTTCCGGTTGGACCTTGGTTCCCCTGCGGGCCTTGGCGGCCTTGTGGTCCGGTTGGACCTGTACCGCCGGTTGGTCCGGTTGGGCCTTGATTGCCTTGCGGTCCGGCTGGGCCTGTACCGCCGGTTGGTCCTTGATTACCTTGTGGTCCGGTTGGGCCTGTACCGCCGGTTGGTCCTTGATTGCCTTGTGGACCAGTGCCACCTGTATTTCCGGTTGGTCCTTGATTGCCTTGTGGGCCTTGGCGCCCTTGTGGTCCCAAATTTCCTTGTGGTCCTGTTGGTCCTTGGTTTCCTTGTGGTCCGGTTGGGCCTTGATTACCTTGTGGGCCTTGATTGCCTTGCGGGCCTTGGCGGCCTTGTGGTCCGGTTGGACCTGTACCGCCGGTTGGACCTTGGTTTCCTTGTGGGCCTAACCCTTGCGGTCCTTGGTTACCTTGTGGTCCAGTAGCACCACTTGGACCTTGGTTTCCTTGTGGACCGGTACCACCTGTATTTCCGGTTGGACCTTGGTTCCCTTGTGGACCTAAATTACCTTGTGGACCTAACGGACCCTGGTTCCCTTGTGGTCCAGTACTACCCGTGCCACCGGTTGGTCCTTGATTACCTTGAGGTCCAGTTGGTCCTTGGTTTCCTTGTGGGCCTTGATTGCCTTGTGGGCCTTGATTGCCTTGTGGGCCTTGGCGCCCTTGTGGGCCTTGATTACCTTGTGGGCCTTGATTGCCTTGCGGGCCTTGATTGCCTTGCGGTCCGGTTGGTCCTTGGTTTCCTTGTGGGCCTTGGTTTCCTTGCGGACCGGTACTACCCTGCGGACCTTGATTACCTTGTGCCCCAAGTCCCTGCGGCCCTTGATTACCTTGTTGTCCACTTGGTCCTTGATTGCCTTGCGGTCCTTGGTTACCTTGCGGTCCTTGATTACCTTGCGGACCCTGATTGCCTTGTGACCCCGTTACCCCCGTTGGTCCTTGATTACCTTGCGGACCAGTGCCACCTGTATTTCCGGTTGGGCCTTGGTTACCTTGCGGACCCTGATTGCCTTGTGGACCTTGATTACCTTGATTCCCTTGAGGGCCTTGGTTGCCCTGTGGGCCTTGATTGCCTTGCGGGCCTTGTCGGCCTTGTGGTCCTTGTGGAGTTAGGGCAAATGATGCAGTTTGTGCATAAGAAGCAGATACTGCAAAACTACTGGTCCCAAACAATGATCCTGTAATACCTTCGGAAACGTTTAGTGACCCCGTAACTACGATGCCACTTTGTGATACTAATAGTGACCCCGTGATAACCGCACTCCCAGAGAATGGGAATCCAGAGCCACCCGCGTTTAATGCGTACGAGGCAGTAAGTGCTTGTGATGCGGAAACTGCCCAACTACTGGTACCATACAAAGAACTGGTAACCGATACGGACGTAATACCATCGTTCGTAGTCAAACTACCTGTCAATATGTAATTTCCATTCAGCGTCTTGGTATTATGCCATATAGCACCATCATATACTAACAAGTCACCAACGGTAGGGCTTATAATTCCTACATCAGATAGTGAAGATAGTGTGGTTGATGCTGGGGTAACACCAGATGCTCCTATACCACCAACACTACGAAAAATGCCGCCTTGCACGATTGCTGACGTTGCACTATCTGTTAAATTGGTACAATCTTTTCTAACGATTAAATAACCTAAGAATATTGCATTGAGTGCCGTATTCGGTGCTTCCGAGAACGGTTCGGTATCAATACCATTCCGTGCGTCAAGTAGCGTGGCATATTCTGCATTACCGTAATAAACAATAAATGCACTTGTTGGGGAGTTTGGAACCCAGAATACACGTTGAACAGTCCAGTGATTTGTAGCTGGACTAGTTCCTGTTACCGTGGTTAATTGCCCCGTAGCAACGTTTACATATTGTGTTGGGTCAATGACCGTATATCCTACTGCGCTAACGCCTGTATCAATGATTGGTGTGGATCCGGATAGGTAATACCGATAAATTTTTGAGGTCGTCGTTGCAGCTTCTACAACCGTGGATGGGTGGTTTGCATTAATTGTATAATTTGAGCCCTCACGGAATGCCGTTCCTGCGGTTCGATTAATTCCTAAACTTGACCCACTTGCGGTTAGTGTATGCCCCGTTACCTTTAATGGACCGAATGCTCTAATAAAGTCATCATTCTTTTGAAATCCACCATAGGAAATTTGTGGGGAATTAAACACCCCAGTGGATACACTACCACTTAAATGCAATACTACCCCGAGGAAGATTTCTGTATCCCATTGGTCGATATTTGTTGACCCCCACGCGGCGGTTTGTTGTACCACATCGCCATTACTATCTAATCCAACGTAGGTAATCTTTGCGGAACCCGAGTACGTGATAGGAACATTTGTCTTATTTCCCCATACGACATATTTTACTGCGGGGTACGGTTCATTTGCAAGACTTGCATTTTGTGTAACGATAAGACCAGACCCCGACGTGATACTAAATGTCGTTGACCCCAACGAAGACGACATAACACCACCATTTAGCAAACCCGTATATAAATTTGATTCTAACCACCGTAACCGTGTGGTGTTAAGGAATCCGCTTCCATTTTGTGTGAAATATAAGTCATTGGTTGACCCACTGACGTAGATGTAGGATGCACTAATACCTAAATCAATATTTGTAGTCGTAGGATTGAATCGTATATATCCTGTTTCTTGTAGGTCGCCGTATATATGTACGGACGGATCGGTAACCCCGAGCGCACTTGATACTATCAATGTTCCCGATAATAGTGTGTTTCCTGCTAATATATTATTACCAATTTGTGTGGTTGACCCCGTAATGTTCAAACTACCGGTAACAATTTGATTACCTCTAAAGGTATTTGACCCCGTAGTGGCAATCGTCTGAATACCGGTGGTATTACGAACATCAATTTGCGCAGACGACGATACCACACCTGGCGGTATGGAGGCCGTTGGAAGATTGGTTAGTTGACTACCATCTCCCTTAAAATATGATGCGGTGACCGCATTAGTAATGTTTGCACTGCCAGAAACTATCAGCCCCTTTCTGGCTACGAATTCATTTGCCATAATTCCCCTTCTTCATTATCCAAAGGTTTATATTATAATGCGCGAACAGCGGTTTTGACTATCCAGTTATCAGAATTAACTGTTGCTTTTAGTCGTGCATTGCCTGAAAGAATGTCTGCACTTAACACGACATCGTTTGTGTTCCCCAAATCGTTTGTAGACGTATCAGTAAATTCTACATTACCCGTTTGGTCCCATACTACCATTACCGTGCCTGCACGATAATTGGTTGTTTTCTTGATGACATAATCAAAGAATGCTGCATCATAACTACCCGTGGATACAGTAGCAACTACTTCGGTGCCAGTATCTACATCAAGGTTACTTGCTGATGCGAATAACACACCTTGAATGATTGCCCCACCTTGTAATGAAAGTTGGTCGGTGGTCGTTGCTCCATATGGAGTAATATTTTGAAGACCAAACGAATAACTGCTGCCAAGATTAAGTGGTACAGTATTAAAGGTAATCGGGTACGCGGTAATATGTCCAAGCGATGATGAAAAGTTTGCCGCATCGAATGATGCGACACCCTTATTACTTCCGTTTGCTAATTCACCACTAATGGTAAGCGTTTGATTACTAACACTAAGATTAATACCTTCACTTGCGCTGACGATAAGTGCTTCATTCTTAAGATTGACGTATCCGTTTGTAGTTGTAGTATCATCAGATCCCGAAATGATTAAGGTAGTAACGATACCCGACAAATTACTACCGTCGCCGGAGAAGAATGATGCGGTAAGTGACCCAGTTACGTATACATTTTCTTCTGCATGTAATGTATTACCAACAATACGAAGTGGAGAATATCCTGGTCGATTATCGATGTGATTTCCTTCCGTTGCTACTACGACACGACCATCAACGAGTTGTGCTTCGTTACCCGTGGTAGTAGTATTTTCTGGACCGAGGATTACGATACCACTGGTAATTGATGACCCAGAGATATTTTGTGCTAACCAACGATTGGTGTAACTGTCCCAATATAATGAGCCAGTTAATGGAGTTGCTGAACCAGAATCAATAACTGACATACCACCAAATCTAGTGGCGTTTGTTGCATTTAGAATAATTTCATTATCAGCAACTACAACTTGGGATGATGTAACATATTGGACAGACATTGATGTTACAGTAAATAATCCTGTAACATTCAAACTTCCAGAAATGTTTACATTCTTTGCAATTCCAACACCACCCTGAACAATTAAAGCACCGTCAGTGAAATTTGTACTATTGGTGGTGTTACTAATCGTTTGAATACCCGTAAAGGTATTTGAACCAGTAGTTGCTAATGTAGAATAATTTGTTGTTTGTGTGACATCGATTTGCGCAGAACTACTGACTACTCCATCTGTATTGAGCTTTTTCTTAATACCATCGGTAAAATGAGTAGACCCCGTGTCAAGCGTTAACGTGCGGGTAGTTGTAATATCACCACCACCAGTTAAACCATTGCCTGCTGTAATACTTACCGTTGAGTGGTCAACGTGTTGGTTTGCTACATAATTAGTGGTAGCGTTATGGTCTACTTGTGATGAGGCGGAGACAGTTCCTAATGGAATACCGATAGTTACGGTATTATTGGTGACTACCGTGGTAACACCGTTCGACCCACTAAGAGTTAATGTATCTGTTAATAAACTGAGCGTGTCATTTCCAGTTGACCCACTAATACGAAGGTCGCTGCCGAGTCCCGTTAATTGTGATCCGTCGCCTTTAAATGAGCCGGTAAATGAACCAGTGGCGCCCGCTGATGCGGTGACTGGGCCATAAAATATACTATTACTGGAAACTTCAAGCGACCCAGTAATTTTTGCACCGTTATTAAGGACTATTAGACCTTTACGGGCAATAAATTCATTTGCCATACATTTCTCCCAACGGGGTTATCGTATATAAATATTAAATACTTTTTTAAGGATTCACATTAGGAAACAATTTAAATAGACTTTGTACAGTCCATGCTCCGCTTCCTGATCCTTCACTGCTAACCCGTAACCGTAGTTCGTTTGAACTACTTAAAAACTTAAAGGAAATATCACTTGTATCGCCAATATCGGTAGTAGATACGTCAGTAAAGATTACACTCGCAGTATTTAACCACGCTGCCATAATAATCCCCATCCGACATGCGCCTGTACGTTGAGCAAGATACTCTACTACCATCCCAGAATATCGAGTCGTAGAGATATACGGGTAAATATATTCTGATACTCCAAATATACCCGTGTTAATTGACCCAGTAAATAATACAGTAAATTGTCCAGCATTTATTTCTAATTGACTAGATTGAACCGATCCATATAATGAACTTGTAACCGATGTTGCTGTGACTGGACCATCAACTTGTAATGAACCTGTTACCGTAACTCCACTTTGAGAAACTAGTAATGATCCTGTAATAACAGCGGACCCACTAAATGGAAATCCAGAGCCAGAGCCAGCTCCAGCATTCAAGGCGTATGACGCAGTTAATGCATACGAGGATGATATTGCGGTAAGCGCTACATCAGCAATGCGATTCCACGACCCTGTTCTGATAGGCGTGACCGCAGTAGGGACAATATTTACATTATAATCGGTGTTCTTTTGAATATTAACGGATATACTTGGTACATCTAGAGCTAAATTATCGTCCGTGTTCTCCCGAATCACAACCCGTATATTTGGTATACCGGTACTGAAATCACTCATTTATTATCTCGTCGATGCTGGGCGTACTACAAAATATCCTTCAAGAATACGTCTGGTGATTGAACCACTAGTCATATTAACATCGTATACGTATTTACGTTGTGTAAATGTACTTGTTTGAGCTGGAGTAAGTTCTAGGAAAAAACTTCCCGAAGCGTTAGGGGCCAGTTTGGTGATAGTAAATGAAGCGGCAATTTCATCAGTATTATAATTTTCTCTAACTTGGCCAGCAAAACTATAATTTGTAATATCCAAATACCCGCCTTGGTCTACGTTTTCCACGCTAGCCAATACTTTGAAAGTTTCACCTTGACCGATATTAAATTCAGTAATGTCTGCCATAATCTTCCTCGAAAAAATACACCTTTATATAAGTATCATAAATTCTTGGTATACAGTAATTTCCAACAAAAAACCCCACCTTTTGAGTGGGGTTTTGTGTCCTGTGACGAACTAGTATTAGTAGTTAAGGATGCAGTAATCTGGTTGGATACTGAGTGAGATTACCATTGGGTCATCCTTTTCCCAAGTCATTTCACCGAATTCAATCTTAGTAATTTGGCATCCCTTGAGAATCCATTCTTCAACCTTATCACCGACTGGTCCAAGTACGTTGATGATAATGTCCTTCTTATAAAATTCTGCATATCCGTCACGACCGGTAACTGATTCGTGGTGGAGACGAACCCATTCCATTACTGCTTGTGCGCCTGATGGAACGATTGGGTCATATAATTCAAGGTTCATTTCTTCCCAAATCGTCTTACCCTTGACATAGCGTTGAAGATTGATGTGGTCAAGCTTCTTCTTTTCTTGGGTTAACTTTGGACGGTCTGCCTTCTTGATGAGATAAGAAGGAACACCATCTAACAACATTATATACCGATTCGCAGTCTTTGGTTCGAATGCGGTAAAAAATAGTTCTTGTTCATTGACCAAATTTGCCATATGGCTCTCCAAATATAGATTGGTACTTTAATAAATAGTTGTTATTGAAAAAACTGATTAGATGGTATCGAAGGTTGCACCAGTTGGGAGAATGTTGAAGTCCAACTTGATGAATTCTGCGGTACGGGTTGGTTGGAGATAGATTGCACCAGCCAAGATGTTGCGGTCAATGATGTCTGGTGTATTATTGGTTTCATCCATTACCACACGGAATGCGGTCAACCCAGAACGTTGTTGGATACCTGCGAGGTATGGGTTGACGATGTTCAAGAAGCGAGTACGTGTTGCTTCGGTATTTTGTTCGAATACCAAGTAACGTGCTGAACTTGCGATATACTTCTTGACAGTGATAAGTAAGCGACGAACGTTTACGCGGTCAAGTGCTGATGCTCTACGTTGTAATGTCTTTTGACCCCAAACACAGATACCTTGTCCTGGGAACTGTGCGATTGGATTGACCTTTGATTCGTATAATTCATCACGTTGTGCTTGGTTCAAACGAGTCTTGACACCAACTGCGCCTGGGATACCACCACGATTCAATCCTGCTGGTGCGAACCATTCTGCGCCTTGTTGGTCAGAGTATGCGTATACTTCTGGGAGAACCACAGATGGTGGAGCCCAGATAAACTTACCAGTGATATCGTCTAGTACACGAACCCAAGGATAGTATGCTGCTGCATAATTTGTGTCAAGGAGTTCAGCTTGAGTAGTAACTGATGAAAGTGTTGCATCAAGTGTATCAAGGTCAGCGATGTAGAAGCAATCACCGCGGGATTCACAAAGGTCAATGCCAGTTTGTACTACATAACTGTGTTGTGAGTAAATTGCTCCTGGAATTGCTAAGAGATTGAAATCTACTCTATCTGGATTACTTAATTGATTTAGTGCTCTCTTAAATTCAACTGAACCAGATGCTGCTGCGTTTGAAAGGTTGAATCCTTGACTATTTGTTGCGGTGATTGACCCACCCAATGCGATGTAGCGGTTTGGCTTGAATCCATCAAATCCACCTTGAAATGGAACAGAGAAGCGACGATATGTTACGTGGTCACGGTTGGTAAGAGAAATTGCCGAACCACCAACTTCATTACTTGCTAGGTTTTCGATATTGAATTCAGATCCAACAACGTTATTTCCTACGAGTGGTCCAAGATATGAAAGACTAGTGGTGTTTGAGAAATCAAATCCGTAGTAATTGGTGTTTGGACCAACAGCGTTAGATGCTACATACCCAGGAGTACTTCCACTGGTCCAACGACTGTTGACGAATGACCCCGTTGCAAATTCTCCAGAAGAACCAGATACAGTTGAATTTAGTTGAGCAAATCCATATGGAACTGAATTATCTGGAATTACGTCTGCACTCATTTCGATACGAATATACTTTGAATTATTTACAAAGTCACCTTCGTAATTTGTTTCAAGTGTTGTTGAATTGTAAGTTGGAACACTGTTTCCAATTACACGTGCGATATAATTTGGACTGGTTGGGTCAAGATTTAAGTTGTTGAAACTTTCAAGTACGTTTGGTGACTTATCGGTGTCATTAAAATCACGTACAAGAAGTGAGAATGAACCAAAGTCACTATCTGGGTCGATACTTGGTGAGATACCAGTGATAGAAATCTTTACTTCCTTGTTTGCACCAGTACCGTCACTTAAAGTATGAACCTTAAAGAGATTATACTTTGAACTACCGATGGTTTGTGAACGAATCCATGGGGTAGTTGCGTTATTATATTGAGTAAGAAGACTCAAGGTCGAAGTGGTTGCAGTCATTGTAACGTTTGCACCAGCTTGAGCAATTGCGTCTGGGAACACTGCGTATACATACCCTGGAAGGGTTGAGTCACCATTTTGTGGGTTAGTTCCAAAATATGAACTAATGAATGATGTACTAGTTTCAGTAGAACTTAGTGCACTTGCTGAAACATTCTTATTACCAGAACTACTGACGAGTAAATTGAAACTCGTTGCACCACCAGTAGCGGTTGCACTTGTAATCGTACTTCCTGATACGGTTGGATGAAGCACTGCAAAAATCTTACTACCCGATGAACCGGTAGCGTAGATTGTTGATGCGGTGGTAAGATATCCACCTAGTCCAAGAACACGAACAACTGTAGCACTACCTGCTTCTTGCAAGTAGTTCTTAACGGTATATCCCATATAAGAAGTGCCGTCAGGTTCACCGAAGTTAGTTACGAACCCGTCGATGCCTTGCACTGTGGTCGGGATAAATGCTGGTCCTTTTGTGGTTGGACCAACAAATGCCGCACCAATTTCAGCTACTCCTTGTGCGAGGAATGTTTGGTCGCGTTCTTGTGTAAAGACACCAGGCGACACGATTCTTTCTGCCATACGGTATTCTCCAAACTAAATTTGTTATTTCTCTGATGTAAATTCGCCGGTTTCAAAATTAATCGACCCAGCACCATACTTGTCTGATAACCGTTTAATTAATGTTTGTTCTTCTTCGAGTAGACTTTTAAATAGTTTGGTTTGTTCACCAAGCTTGTCATTCAGTTCTGCGATATCTGATTGGAGCAGCTGAATCTGTAATGTTAGCTGTCCGGCGTCAGAGACTACCGATGCGAGTTTGTTACGCAAAACACTAATTTCTTCCAATTCTTCCTTGGTAATTTCCGCCATAATAACCTCTTGGAGTATAATACAACTCGTATTATAAATATCTGTTTTTTTACCTAAACATCAATTATTATCCTTCTATTTCACTAAAAGTGACCACTTTTTTGACCCCGTATCGCTTCTTAGTCAATAATCCTCTGTTTAATCCAGCATTAAGTTGTGTTTCTGGAAGGAGATATGCGTATACGGTCATATCGAATTGTGTTCTGACTACTCTATCCGCATCGTTAGGCAATTCTGTGACTGGCTCAAACGACTTAATAATAGTACGGAATTTATACTGATTTGGTTCTCCCCAGAATTCATCACTTTCGAATGAGATATTTTCTACGATAGAATTCATTTGTTCCATATATTCGGTCCATACCATACAGCGATATGTTATTTGATAATAATCTGGGGCTGCTGTCGTATTATAATATTCCCGGCTTGGAACTATTTTATTTGCTACACTAAACTGGTCATATGGTGTTCTACGATTCCAACCAGTATAAAATGTACGGTCATAGTATTTGTTGACCGCAGAGTTGATTTCTGTTTGTTTATTCATCGCCGTGCGGCGAAGCATGATGATTGGAAGTTGAATCTTTCCAATAGAATCACGTAATACTCCGTCTTTTTGTGCAGACTTCCAACGTTCAGGACTGCCATAAATTATCGGCACACGTACTTGAACATTTTGTTGGGTCACTATCGGCTTAATACGTTCAGACATATACTTTAGAATAGCATTATCTATCGTATATAAGGTAACTGATATTGGTGGAGCAGTAGTTTGCGTATCGTCTGCTCGATTTTGTAGCCGTGGTGATTGTTGATTGTCGTTTACAATCTTAGTTTCATCTGTCATACTTGAGCCTCTTCAATGTCAATACTTGTACGACGAGTGAGGTGAGCGATACAAATAACTGCGGTATTAAAACCAGGCTTTCCTGCAATTAATTGAGTTTCTGTAATGTTATTGACTTCATAATAATGATTATTATATCCGATGACATCGCCAATTTCTGGATATGTACTTACCTCTTGTAGCATACGACGAGCGAATCTGAACTCAACTTGTTGTCGTTGGTTTATTCCAAAGCCATCATCATTGTTAACTATGTTCTTATCATATTTGACAATCGCATTTACTTTAACGGGAGTATATCGTGGCTTAGCTGAACTTTCTCCGTAAATGTTTACTCTAGCAGACGCCACGACAATCTTATATAAAATAACGGCAACATCCATTGTCTCGTCAATTAATTCCCGAGTAATGTGTTGAATAAATTCAAAGTCACGTTGTGTAACGAAGCGTGCCATTTATTAACCTATGTAAATAAGAGTTGGAACATTACGGAATGTTTCTTGCATTGCCTTAGAATTTTCAGCTTGCTTTTTCATTTGAGCTTGGAGCCCAGTTTCTTCAAGGGTTTCTCTAAGTTCTTTAATCAATGCTTCCTTTTCTGCCACTGCTTCTCTGCGAAGAATTTCCCCGTCTAAACGAATTTGTCCATCTGGGTATGGGATATTTTCAAACTTGGAACGAATGATACCAAGGAGTTCTTTTGCTAACGCCAGTGTATACTTAAATATCCACGTACGAGACATATCATTTGTTTTGGTATACGATATGTGAGTATATGGAACATTTGAAAGGTCACTAGCAATGTTACTTCCAGATTGTAATAGATTTGCTTTCTTATCACTTTTTACAATATAATCAAAGTAGACAATTGAATCGCGCTTAAATATCGGTGAGAACTTAATAATATTATTTGAAATTTCAAATCCATATTGACTCTTACGAATCATGTCATTAATTTCAATTGCTTGAATACGAAGTAAATCTTCATATGCAGGCATCATCACGAATGTGACTGGCGGTGAGTATCCGTCAAATCCGAATTCTGCCATCAAATTAGTCAATCCAAGACCAGTAGTTGCAAATGGGTCATAGTAACGTGCGACGGCTGAAGGCATGTAGTGATAAACCCGACGAATTTCAATCGCTGAGCCACTTTCATATGGGTCTGCCCACAGTGATTTTAAGTCGTATGATTGAGTTGAAATAGATGCAGAAATCCACCCACGCTTTACTTCAACATTTCCGCCGGACTGTGCTTCAACGCCGTAGTCATTTGCAATATTGATTAATTGAGGAATTGGTGACCCAATAATATTTCGTTGAGTTGCGCTAGTAGCTGTCGTTGCGCCTTGCAACGTCATCATATATTCACGCGCATTAAATTGATTGACTTGATTTCCATAAGTCGTAATAGCTTCTTCAAAACAAGCATAAATTTGCTTGTCAAGTAGTTCCACTTCTACAACAGGATATCCTAACTTTCTAGCAACGAATTCGGCTGCTCTTGGGGCATCTGTTTGAAATTGGGAATCACTATCAAAGAATCCAAATGGAGTAATACCCACTGGACTTCTAGGAACACCATCGTAAAAAATTGGTTCTTGTGTTTCCATAATTCTCTCTAAATAGGGACTAGTAATAAATAGTTTTATTTAATCATTAAGTTGTATTTTTGAGGCACAGAAAATAAAAAGGGTGACCTTTCGGCCACCCAATTTATTATCCCGTTAATCTAAGATTAGATTAAGCTTAATCCGTCGATGTAAATCTTACCGAAGAATTCTGGACGTACAACCTTCTTCGCATAACGGGTCATCACACCACGGCGTGGGGTGAAGTTATTTGGGTCATAGACCAATGGTGTTAATACGAGTGGGATGTATGGAGCGTAGACTGCACCAGTTTCAAGGAAGTTACTTCCACGGAAGCCCATTAACAATACATTTTCCTTCATGTATGGGTTCTTGTAGATGGTGAAGCGGTTTTGGAATGAACCAACCTTACTTACGCCACTTGCGAATTCCATCTTGTCACCATCGGTTCCAGCCATAAAGCCTGGGATGGTTTCAAGGATTGTTGCGACGGTTGGTGAACATACTGCAAAGTTTGCACCACCACGCATGGTGAGTTGGTGAATCTTGTTACTGACCTTTTGCATCTTTTGACCGAGTGTTTGGAACCAGGTCATGTTGGTCCATGCAGTTCCAGTGAATGAGGAAGCTGCGAATGCTGAACCATTCCATACCTTACCAATGTCTGCTGACCAGAATTCAGTGGTTTGAGTTGGAGCTGCTTGGATTAACATATCAACGATTTCGAGGTCGATTTCAGTTGAGATGTAGTCACTTAACATTGCTGTTAATTCAGCTTCTGCATCAACACTGTGGTAAGCGTTCAAGTCTTGTGCAAGTTCTGGTGACCAGACTGCCTTTAACTTACGTGTCTTAGCAACGATTGTTTCTGACTTAAGTTCTAAGTCGATTTGTGGGATTACTAAGTCACTTGAACCATCACGATCTTCAAAGTCACCACGGGTGGTGTCGGTTGGTTGCTTGACGTACTTGAGGGTGGTTGCTGAACCTGCGGTGGTGGTTCCAACAACGAAGGTGATGTTGGTTCCGTCGTACTTGGTGAATTCTGGGAGAACTCGAGTTGCGAAGTCAATTCCTGAACCGGTGATTGAGAAGGCACGTACTGCTAAGAAGTCACCAGCTGATGCTGATGCTGCTGGTACTACGTACTTGGTCAATGATGCGGTGTTGTACAAGTTGTTGTAGTTAACGTCTGCCCAACTTACTGATGCAGATGCAACTGCTACGATGGTTGTACTTACGTCATTGAGTGAGTAACCGAAAGCACCTGCGTCGTAGAGGCCACCTGCATCTTGGTTACCGAATGAGGTGAAGAGGTTACTTGAACCACTACCGTAGAGTGATTGACCAGCGACCTTTCCGTTTACTGAGTTGCCGTACTTGAAGTCCATGTAGAACACAAGTCCTGAAGGAAGGTTCATTGGTTGGACTGATACGAAGTTCTTACTTGCGATACTTCCGAAGACCTTACGGACTAATGGAAGTGCGACACCTGCCCATTGTTCACCTGAGGTGCCTGCTGAGTTGGTGTATGAGTTTTCTGAGAGGAGTTGTGATGCTTGGTTTTCAAGCATTACTGCCATCCCTTGGCGGTCTGCGCCCTTCAAGCCTTCGAGAAGGCCTGACTTTTCCCACTTGCCCGCTAACTTGCGGGATTCTTCAGTGATTACCTTGTGTGCTGAACCGGCTTCACTGATAAGGTTCATTACGTCGGACATTGGTTATTCTCCTATGAGGTTAGATAAGACCTGCTAATTGTTGTAAGCGCTTTGCAACGGAGTTTTCTGAGATTACTTCCATTGCTGCTGCCTTTGGTGCGGTGCTTGGGGTTGCCTTACTTGCAAATCCTTCTGCAACGACCTTTGTTGCCTTTGTAGACTTAATTGTTTTTGCTGTTGAAGTTAATGTTTCAACAAGAACTGTGTATACCATCTTGACTTCACGAACTGAGGTTGCACGGTCAAAGTTTTCAATGACTGACACCTTTTGTTCGGTGGTCAAACCTTCCTTACGGAAGATTTTGTTGGTATATAAGAGTTTTGCGTTGAGAAGATTTACTTCATGTAGCTTGCCTCGTAGGAGCTTTACAGCCTGACGATATTCTGCAAGTTCTTTTTCAAGGGAAGCCATTTTTTCAGATGATTTCTTTTCCATTTCATCTTCGGCTTCGAGTTCCTTGAGGATTGCTTCTAAATCCAATTCTTCTTCTTCGCCTTCTTCTTCGTGACCTTTCATTTCTTCGCCTTCTTCACCTTCCATCTTATTTACATCTGATGGTTCGGTTACGAAAGTATTTACATTGGCTGCATCTTCTGCGCCTTCTGCGGTTCCGATATGTGATGTCTTTGCTGGAATTTCAGGCTTTTCAACACCAGCTTCTGGGTCTTCTGCTGGATATGCTTCGTCAGCCATTTCTTCTTCCTTATCTTCTTCGTCTTCTTCTTCGCCTGACATCTTCTTCATGTCTTCTTCGAGTTCCTTGATTACTTCGTCAAGGTCGAAGTCAGCTTCTGTCCAATCTTCGTACCAATCGGTTTCACCTTCACCTGCATCTTCACCACTTTGGTCATCTTCTGCGGAATCAAATGCTGCTGCTGAAGGTTCCTTGTTGTCAGAAGCGCCGATATCTGATGTAGCGAGGTGCATATCAGACTTACCAGTTGGTTCTGCTTCGTGTGCGTCCATTTCCTTAGCAGTTTCCATCTTTGGTTCGGCGGTAGCTGCCATCTTTGGAGCTTCCTTTTCTGCTTCTGGTGCTTCTTTTTCTTCTTCTGGTTCTTCCATGCCTTCTGCTTCGGCACGAAGTCTACGAGAAATCATAGACTTAATTTGGGGTGTGAACGTTTCTTCTAATGAAAGCTTTGCATTTTCAATAGCAGTTTGACGAACTGCTTCTGCGTCTGCGATAGCTTCTCTTAAAAGCTTGTTCGTGAATTCGAACTCTGCCATAAAAGTGCTCTCCTATGAGAATAAAAATGACTATTCAGAGCCATTACAAAGTAATATATACAACAAAATCACACCCCAAATGAGGTGTACTTTAAATATATATTAACGTTTTCTTAAAAACATCATTTTTTAGTTAGAATGTATTATTCTTCTTCTGGGCCTTACTCTCTTCCCGTTTCCGTCTACGGAACGCGTCTTGACTCTTCTTTTCAAGTCTTTTAGATTTCTTTAAGTAGAACTCTTTCTTCTTTAAATCTTCCATTAATTCAGCCCGCTTAACTTGCTTGACGAATTGTTGGAGGGCCCGTTCTAAATCAGACTGCTTATCGCCTTTTACTTCAACGTACATACTGCCTCCGTTTTACCGAGTAACTAATTTATATGCGAGGGTGACCATATCACCAATCGATTCATTATAAAACTTCTTTCTATTTTCTGGGGAAAGTTTGTGAGCCACCGTCACCAATAATTTTGCGGTAAACCCATCAACGTACTGTTCATCAATCTTTTCTGGTTCACCCGTCTTAGCAACGTGTAAAATCTTCTCAATCTTATTGTTTTCCATATTTGTATGAAATCCCCAAGGACCAACATTAAATATTTCTGGGCGAACTGTTCTAAACTTTCTCATCAATTCACCAGCCTTTGCGTTTGCTTCATTTTCAATATTTGACCCATCTTCACCATTTAATTCTTGACCATCTTCACGTTGCTTGTGATGAACTAATTCATGTGCTAATGTACGAAGAACATCGACGGGATGTCGTTGCCCCTTAACAACAACAACTTCATCGGTAGAAGGGTTGTATGTACCAAATGTTAAATACTGAGCAGAATAATTATCACCTTCGAATTTGATACTCTTAGGTAGTGATTTTAATCCTAATTCTTTTACAGTAAATTTAACAAATTCCTTCGCTAATTTCATTTTACTTCACTTAAGAAATCGTATACAAGTGAATCGATACGTGAATATGGGGTAATGATTTGACTCTTAGTGTTTTCATTGATGAAAGCGCCGTGAGTACTTGGGTTACTGACGATATCGAAACAGATGAGACTGAAATCGTCTTGTACTTCTACCGTACTTTCGCCCATTTGACGAACTGACCCCATACCACGTGATGAGACACCGAGACGAATATTGTTCTTGATAAGTTCACGAACGATATTGCCAGATGGGGTTGAAAGGATTTCGATATTTCCGCGAACGTCTTGACCTTCAAACCAAAGGTCGGTGACGTTACAGCATACATTCTTTAAGTTAACAACTGGACTTTCTGGATGGTCGAGTTCCCCAAGTGCTCGGCGTTGTACAACGAAATTTTCTTTGTATAGTCCTGCTTCTCTCGAAAGAATTTCCCGAGGATAAATACGCCCATTTTGATTCTTTGCTTCAGCACGTTGAAGAAGTACATTCTTTAACATTAATGGCTTAGTAACATCGGCTGCTTCAACTAGAAGGTCTTTACCGTATTCGATAACGTTGTATTCAACTAATAGGTTCTTCATATTACTTTCCTCTGATGTCACGGACTTTGCCGGCTAGATGAATCAACCGAGCTTCCAACTTTAATAATCCTTGTTGGGTCCGGCGATATAATGCCTCACTGGCAATTCCAGACTCACTTTGTAAACGGGCGTTCATTTTAATCATCCGTTCAACTTCTTGAAGATTCTTATTGACTTCTGAGATGGCCTTTGCAATCTTTTGATGTGGAGTCGCACTTTCATCTTTCTTATATTCGTGATACCGCATCTTTGCTTCTGCGAGGTTTTCTTTTTGCAATTGTTCCATCGTGTCTGCTCTACTCTTTAATTCTTCTTCCCCACGATGTGACAACGTATATCCCAATTGAGTAGCAACATTCTTCATCTTTGCAATATTTTGTTTAATATTTCCACGAAATGCTTTTGCTGTTAAATAAGCTCCAGCTCCTGCAGAAGTACTAATTTCATTTAATTCTTCTTCAATAAGCTTACGGATATATGCTCTGAGCTTTTCTTCGTTGGTCATAGGGACGTGAGCTCCTTAAGGATTTCGTATCCAATTAACATAGCCGTCATATGATTTTCTTTGATGGTTGTCGCGTGTTGGATACGTTGTAATTGTGTAACAACTTCTGCTAATTTAATACGAACGACCTTATCGGAGACTTTCTTAGCACGTTCTGAAATTTCTTTTACCAATCTACGACTTTCTGACATTGTGTACTTCTTTAAATTACCAGTATTAGAAATATTATAGATATATTCTTGGAGAAGCTTCTTTTGCGCTTCGTCTAATCCCTTATACTTTTCGTTAAAACGTTCAATTAAGATTCTGTAAGAAAGGAAGCGAATATCATCGTCTTGACTACGGATGATAGATGCCAGTTCATTGTGTTCTTTGATTTCTTTTGTGACAGCCTTGCCAGACAAATGTTCTACAATGGTAAATTGGCTATTTGCTAATTCTTCAATCGTTGTGACATCACCGACGCCATTGACCGCTGCATCAAAATTCTTATAGATTGATGCGTAAATTTTATATGATGGAACGCGAGCTGCGAAAAATTCTTTCAAATCAAAATTCTTTTTAATTTCTTTAATTAAAAGGTATTTTTGTGTATCTAACGTATGTTGGTCAAGATTCTTTCGTTGTTCACTGACTAGCTTCAATAATTGAAATGCCTTCTGTTCAGATAAGTTTTGAACATTAAAGAATGCGCGATACAACATCAATTCCTTTCCTAGTTCCTTCTTAGAATTGAAGAATTCACGCATTAACTTGACGGCTACTCCGTTTTGTTTGTTTTCCATTACGTCAGCTGTAATTTGACGTACTAGAAGTTCAAACAAAATGCCGGTGTTTCTCAACTTATTGTGTTTGATACTAGATTTCATAAGATAATCCGCCATAAGTGAATAAATACCTTATCATATATTAAATAGTATGATATTTCCTAGTTCGTTAGTTTTCTATGTCTAAAATGTTATCTTCACTTAAGATACTAGGTTGTGCTGTACCAGATTTATGTGCGTTTAGTTGTTTAATGAGGTTAAAAACTTCGTGATTTTCTAAGGATAGTGGTGACTTTTTGGTTGGCTTACGTAATTGTCCTACTCGTAAAGCTCCCAAGTTTTCCTTATGCCCAAGTGGGTCGCGTCCCCGTGGGTGACTATCTTGACCATACTTTTGACCTTCTTTTGGACGACCTATCTTGGCTTCTTCTAATTCAGAGTCGTCACCACCTTCATCTTCAGTTGGGATATCTTCCAATGAAGCCAAAACATCAGCTACACTATCAATCTTTTGGTCTTCTGGAGCAGGTTCTTCTGCGGCCGGAGTTTCTGCTGATTGTGTTGGTTGTTCTGGTTGCGTTGGTTGTTGTTGAGCTGCGTCTAACTTTGCCAACATTTGCATATCTTGTTCAACTTTCTTTTGTTCTTCCTTCGCATCATCTTGAGCGATTTGAAGAATATTATGATATACCCAATCACGGGAAAGGAACTTACTATTAGCAATTTGTTCTGCTAAGGAGACTTTTTCCTTCCACAAGTTTAACTTTTCTTGTTCGTAAATGACCGATGGTGAAGTCATTTCAAGCTCAAAGTCAATCAATTCTTCGTCGGTAAATCCTTGAACATATAAGTGAATAATTGCAATCTTGGTGAGTTCTGATACGACAATACGTTGAATGCGTTCGATGGTACGAGCGAACCGAACGTCTTGTGCTGCCAATGATGCCTTACCACTATTATCTTCTTCGTACCCCAAGAATGACTTCGGTACCTTGAAGGCTGCCATCAACTTATTACGGAGATATTCGATATCTTCAATAGCGTTGAATTGGAGACCTGGGAGATTGGTAATATCTGTTCCAGAATCCTTACCACGAACTGGAAGATAGAAATCTTCCGTGATGTTCATCATATTGTAACGAAGATTGTAGTCACCCGTCTTTGGGTCCACTAATGGTACTTTCTTCATGCGGTCAATGATACGTTGCATATGCGTATCAATTTCAGCTGGTGGAATATTACCGATATCCACCAAGACCTTACGCTTGTCTGGTGCTCTCATAATACGATGAATCAACATCGCGTCTTCCATCAATTGAAGTTGCTTCCAAATACGGCGGCCGCCTTCAATCATCGCCTTTCCGTATGGAAGGAAGTTCGTATCAGAAAGGAGACGGAAGTGTGCGATTTCGTAATTATCAAATTCCTTTTTACCTAGTGCTAAGAAGTCATTTTCAATCTTGAACTTGACTGAGAATGGATTGCCTGGGTCTTGACCTTCTACACGGATGGTTTCATAGATGGAAAGTGGAATAGCGTTTACCACACCGTACTTTTCATCGATGTCAAGGAATAAAAAGAAATCTCCATACTTAGCCATATTTCTGACCCATGGCCAGAGATTGAATTCAACATTCAATACATCATAGAATAAGTTATGGAGAATATCTTGAATTTGTTGGTTTTTTGAACGGATACTAAGTACTTGTCCGAATTCATCTTTTACAGTTGATTCGTCGGCGTAAATGTCCATAACCGATGAAATGATAGGGTCATTATCCATCATATCATAGTCACGGAACAATTGAAGGCGTGACCCTTGGAATGCTGCTGACGATTCGTAACGACCACCAGCTGCACCATATCCTCCCGTCATTGATGAATAGACGCGGTGGTATCTATCAATACCGCGTCTATTGATAAACGACTGGATATTGTCGGTGTCAGCGACTTTTAATCTTTTACCGCCTACATTACGGACAACTGTATTTGTTGAAAACAGTTTCCGTAGGCGACCAAACACACTAGTATCTGCCATAACCCCTCACTTAGTAAGTAAGAATTAAATCGACCGCCTTCATAATTGGGAAGAAGTCGATTTCTTTATTATCTTCTGCGATATCTTCAAGAACAAGTCGTAATTCAGCGACCTTGCCTACCAATACCATCTTTAATAACTTCCAGTGGTCGTGATTGAAGATAGTATATGGAGTTTCGTTTAGTGCTGTTGCTAATGTCTTTAATTCAACATAGGCGCCAGCCAATTTGTTTTGTTCGGCTTCACTTAATTGTGGTGCCAAATTTTCTAAAATAGCTTCAATACGCGTTAAACTAACGCGATTTTCTACGTTTTCTGACAATAAGTCCTTTAACTTTGTACTCATTTTATTTCTCCACATACTTCTTAAGTAATGTATAATATTTTGGGTTCTCTGTCAAGTGGGCCGCGGCAATTTTTGCCGTCATTACCACGTTTCCATTCGTAACATCTTTATGTTCCATTTCTACATTCATTCCCATATGAAATTCTTTAGGGTCGAATGTATAACCCATTTTCTTTAATACAGCGTCGGAAATCTTCCGTGAGACTTTTTCTTTCATATTACCACTTCCGGCAAGACCAGTATCTTGCCTTAGTACGTGGACCTGGGTTTGCGCAGTTGTGTCTTGCACGGAATGACTTACGACGAGCTGGATTAGACTTCTTAATTCTCATCGTCTTGTCACCAAAGTTGACCTTCTTAACGTTACCAGTGCTTGGGTCTTTTACGAATACTTTGAACTTTTTAACGTCACCCCGCATTGGTTTTCCAAGAGGAACTTTACGACCGTGGTATTCGGCCTCTTCAAGAGGTTCTGTAGCCGACCGTAAAATTTGCATTGCCAAGCACCGTGGACAATAATCTTCAATAATATCGTCTTCATTGATAGGAACGCAGTTTGGGACCATTTTGCCACTTTTGTCTTTCATCCCAACTTGCTTATATCCTTCCCAACAGGCTTCAGTAATATTTTCCATTATTCTTCTTCCTTCTTAAGCGTGGATACCATTGTTGGTTTCCCACCCGGATTTCCTGCTTTACGTTTACGAGTGACTGCTGACCGCTTTTCACCCTTACTCATTGCTGCCGCAGAACGTGCTGGACGACACTTTGGATATTTACGTGACCCAGATGAACCACGTTCTCCCTTACCAGCAGAAGCTCCACACGGTGGATGCTTGCCGGTCTTTGGGTCTTTACGAGAAATATCAACCCACTTTTGACGAAGCCACTTACCAAGACTTCCCTTGGTTTTATACTTTTCGTCAAGGTCAATAGATACTTCAACTAATAAGTCGGAAAGTCGTGTCATACTGGTTTTGATTTAGTTATGCCGCCACTTTTTCGCTTTTTGCGACCAGCACAATGTGCTCGTTGACTAAAACCTTTTGGATTACTACAATCGATAGACTTCTTATATTTCTTTGTCCACTTTTCATCTATGGAATCTAACCCAACTCTTGCCATAAACTCTTTTGGATTGATTTCAATTTTACTTTGTTTAAAATCTTTTAATCTATCCATTGCCATTTCTTTTCTATTATCGATATCTTTTACTTGATTAAGCATATCAACAACCCCGTCAATCATCTCTTTTTGATGAGGTTGTTCTTCTTCAAGTAAGATATCCATTAACTTAATCATTTTTTCCCTTCTTCCAACCACCACCCATACTCTTATATTTCTTTGCTGCCCATAAGTTAGCGTATGCAGATGGATAGACCTTGAACTTTGAACGTGCTGCTGCCTTAGCCTTTGCCCACTTGTCTGGGCTAGTTGGGATATTCCGTTCTAAGATATCACTGATACGTGCGGTACGGATTGCTAAATCTTTTGGGTCAGTGGAAGGCATTTCTTCTGGTTGTTCTTGACCAAAATCTCCTTTGGTTTGGTTGAATACCGCCCCATCGGAATATCCTTCTGGAAAAAAGTCTCTGTATCTCATTTTTACTTTAAAAATTTAAGCTTGTAATGTGTACTGGAAATTAACCCTGAAATTTCATCAATCGTGTTATTAAGTTCACCGTCTTGTGGTAAATCTTTACGAGCGTTATCCACATATGACAATAAACCTGCAAAATATCGAAGGGTTGAATCATCTTCAAAGATTTGGGTAGTTGGCTTATATCCCTTCAAAATACCATACCGACCTTGATATGATTCTACATAAGTGTCAATTAAGTCCACGATACCTTCATAATACCCTTGTAATGCCTTATGTTGGGCATATGATTGGGTTTGAAGATGGAAGATATGTGCTTGTTCCCGGCTAGCGAGAAGCACTGAAATGAATTTTGCGACGGATTCCATTATTCTTCCTTTTTTTGTGAGTGATATCCTTTCTTCTTCATCCAATGTGCAAGTGCCCAAGGATTATCAATTTCCTTATGCTTCTTCATAGCGAGAACAGTTTTTTCCCAACCTTCTGGAGCTGCTTCACTGACTTCTTCCTTCATTGCTGCCATATCTTGGTCTACTGGGGCGTCGGTCTTTTCTTCTTCGCCGTATTCGTGATATCCAGTATTTGCTTGGTCAAGATTGTTTTCAGCAACAGCGATATGGTCTTGAATCCATGCTGGAATGTCCTTTTCTTCCATTCCAAGCTTACCCTTTAATTCAGTTGCGTGTTTGATGATAGAGTCGAGGGTCTTAATTCCCATTGATACTTCATGATCTTCCCCAACTGCTTCATCAGCTTTCTTACCAGCACGAAGTTTTGCTAAGTCATCACCTTCAATCTTGCCGTCTCCATCAACGTCAAGTTTCTTCTGACCAGCAGTTAATTCTTCCATTTGAACCAAAAGCTCATCAACCTTCTTTTCTTGGTCTGGGGTCATTTGCATTCCCTTGAGCTTCTTTAATTTCATTCCAACCAACGACTTTTTATCAACAGCTGCAGTTGGAGCTGGTGTTGGTTCTTCGTGTGATTCTTCTTTAAGTGGTGTTATGGACGGTACTTCAACAAGCCCCATTAATCTAATCATATCAGTCTCCAACTTCGGTGTAGAAAAGTCTGTTTCTTTGTTACTCTTTTGTGCCGATTGATATTGCTTATACAGTCTTCGTTTTGCCATTATATACTTGTCATTTTTATCAATCTTACCATCATTGTTTACATCCGCATCTTCTGACCCAGGTGGATCGTGACGCTTATGTGAATGCTTATATTGCTCAAAATTAAAAAATAACTTATATTGCATTATTACTTCCGTTTGTCGTCGCTCTTCGTAGAACCACTTTGTCTGAATGCGGCCGAGGATGCTGCTGCCCAAAGATAATCTTTCCATTCATCACCATACTTCTTTCTGAACTTACTGACTTTCTTTTCGTCACGCATCATAGCTTGACCAATCTTCTTACGAAGGTCAACTTGAGACTTACTCATTTTACGAGCAGTCTTACGATTATACGGTTGTGGGACGGACTTTTCGTCTAAACATCCCTCACCTTCACAGATTTCTTCTTTTTCCATTCGTGATTTGATTGCTGCTTCTAATTCTTCACGAATTATACGACGAATATCTTCTGCCTTCATAGGAATTCTCGAAAAATATTGTATAAAATGACACTACTATATAAGTATAAGACAATTATAGTAACCACCGTAAATTTTCCTTTTCTTGACCAATTTGCATCTCATACGGGTTCTGGTTCATATTATTGGAACTATACACCATGGTTCCGAGTTGATATTTTGCTTTATCAATCGCTATTTTGGTCAACTCTATCCCTTCTTGACGTAATCTGAGAGCGGTGTCACGTACCCATAATCCGATACAAAGCGCTAACACTAAGTCGTCGTTGTACCCCGACAACGCTTCCGGCCGACCATTCTTCCAAATAAACGTTTCCAGTTCTGCAATCATACGTGGGGAACGAATGGTGAATGAGGTTTCCAACATATATTCCTTTAATCTGGCGATAATCAATGGACGAGTCCGTTGCGAAATCATAAATCCAGGTACCATGCTCTTTTCTTCTTTATAATATTTTCCAGATATTTGGTGTTCTACGTCCACATATTGTAAATCTCTGGACATATAAAAGAGATTTTTGTACCCACGGTCGATAATTTGCTGGATAGCGTTCCACCCAATACTACTGTTGTCCGGAATAAGGAGGGCGTCATTATATTGCGTGGCAATTGACACCAACATATTTCCGAATGCCTTCGTTTCAATTTTCCCCTTATATTCCGCAACTTGGGTGGACGATTCTACATCAATTACGTGAAAGGTTGAATAGTCCTCGCCGTCGCCGCGGGAAACGTCAGCGGCGACAATATATGACTTGGATGGATGTGGATATTCCCAAATCCAGAAGTTTCCATCAAACCCTGTCTTTTCCATCGGCTCTTGAACATACGTCTTTTTATAGAATTCAAGGATTTCCGGCGGAACTACAGTATTACCCGAAAAAATGAATGATGCATCGTGTTCTTGTGCCGATTGCATTTCGCCCATCAATTCTGTCTGACGGTCACGCCATGCTTGGTCACGTTCTGGATGAACTCTCCAATCTAATAATATAGTATTAAATCCGTTGGTCTTGGCCTCTGCTTGCTGCCACATCTTATGGAAGAAGTTACCAACGCCGTTTGGAGTGGATAATAGGATTGCTTTACCACCCGTAGATAACGTACTGGATGCTGCGGTCCAGATGATATCTGCGTCATCGATGAACGCACATTCGTCCAGAATCAACAGAGAAAGTGCTTCAGAACGACCTGCATCTGGACTTGACGCAACTGCCTTAATCTGTGACCCGTTGGAGAATTGTAAAGAAAGTTTATTATCTGTCGTGACCTGTCCCCGTAACCAAACTGGAAGATTTTGATGCATGAACTTTACCTTAGTGACCAAGTTCTTTGCGGTTTCTTGTTTGGTTGCGATAACGAGGATATTTTTATCTTTGTGAAATAACATTAACCACAGAGAGTATCCCGCGACTAACGTGGAAATACCAATCTGACGACCTTTGAGAACGATATTATAATCATTCTGTTCAAAGTCAGTTAATGCGTTTTCTTGATATTTGTATAAATCAAACAACACCCGACCACGAATCGGGTGTTGAATGTATGAGTATCGTGATAAGAAGTATGCGGGGTCTACTGCACATTTCTTAAATTCTTCTTTAATTTTTTCACGTAACTGTTGTGCTGTCGCGTTCATAAAACCTCTACTTGATTACAAGGACTCCTGCTCCGATACCCATTGCTAATCCAACCGCAAAGGATGCCTTTCGACTTGGTAACTTGATTCCAAACATACGGTTAGGATTCTTTGGGGCAGGTGGGATAAGATTGATAACTGCTTGGAGACTATCACCCCGCATCATCGCCATACGCAATGCATTATCTTTGCTTAACAATGCACCTTCAAGTTCTGTTACTTGGGTACCTTGTGTGGCAATGGTTTCTTTTTGTTTTGCGATAATAGAATCTTTAAGTGGTAAGATTTGACGAGCTAATTCTAACGTGTCAAGTAATGTTTCTTTCATCACTTCCGCCCGTTCTTCCATACTTAATGTTTCGTTCTGTAGTACACTGACTTGACGACTTAATACTTTGGCACGACCTTCAGCTGCTCGGGACTCATTGTCGGCAATAACAATTTCTTGTGACAAACTATCGGCTAGTTCTGTCGCTTGTTCAGCCTTTGCTTGAAATACCTTGTATTCGGCAATATATTTGTCCATTTCATCTTCGGTCTTATTAACCTTGAACATCATTACTAATGACAATACACCGGCCGCTACTAATGCAATTTTAGCGAGTGGCAGTACCGCCGTGATAGTTTCAGCTATTAACTTCGTCCGTTCCAGTAACGACTTCGTTTTTCGTTTCATTATCTTCTCCAGTACCAAATTCTGTAATTGTATCATCTAACATTTTTTGCAAATTCGCAATATCTGCCCGAAGGTCAGACTTTACTTTTTCAATATCAACGTCCCACTTTTCAATCATCAAAATTTTTGTTTCGTCAGCGTTCACGAATTCTGGTTTGGTGACGGTATCGTGATAGTCTTGAAGTTCTGCAATAGTGTCTCTGAGTTTAGCTATGTAATTTCTCAGTAATGTCTTGTGTTCAAATTCTTGCCATTTTCCTTGACGACGAAGTTCCGTTTCAGCTTTAATGTTACAATCAAAGCAATGACCACGGATTCTCCAAAATTTAATATCAAATCTATGATTCATTGGCTTACTGCACTTTGGACACCAATAGGGAGTCTTTGCAGAATCCAACTTTGTAACGGATTGGCGGATACCACCCTTGATTGTCCATTTCTTTCCATTAACATCTACCCACTCATCGCCTTCCTTTCTAGTGGGTTCTGGCTCTCCTCGCCATCCAAATATTAACTTGTCACCATCCTTCTTCATTTTTTCTGCAACTTTTCTACGAACATCATTTAATGCTTCTTCATTTTTAAACATATAACCTCACTTGGTTGCGAATATCTGTGCCTTGTCTTCTGTACCGAAGTACTTAATTTGACCCTTCTTATTTTTACCGCCAAAGTTACCACCGGCGGTTTGCCACGTTTCGCCTGGTTGGTATTGAGATGCGTCATTACTTGTATTAGTATCTACATTTGGCTTGTCCTTTGGTTGCTTTTGTGCTGGAGTTACCGGCATTACTTTTCCTTTTGTTGGTTCTGTAAACTTGTTGGTAATTTTCAATTCTTCTTCTGATTTGGTTGTGGTTTTTATAACCTTATCGAAGATATCTTGGTCAAACTTACCGTATACCTTTGCGAAGATTTCTTGCTTGACTTCATCGGTGATATTTGGATTACCAAAAATTGCTCGAAGTTGTGTTCCACTAATATTCTTCCCATCAATATCAACCTTCAATTCTGGAGCGACCATAAAATATCCTTGGTCGGCAAATCCTTTCTTTGGACCCTTTTCATCGTATGGTTGGAAATACTTTCCACCTAAACGCTCCGCGTCCTTTTGACTGACGGCAGTAACGTATACGGTTTCTGGTGGTAATTTTTCAAGAATTTCTTTTGGTGCGTATGGATTCTTGACTTGAACCACCATATCTTCTGGAATATCAAACATCTGGGTCATAATCTGCTTCTTATCGTTGAATCTGAATGGAGACTTCCCAGCTTCGGTCTTGTCACTTGTTGCGATGTATACGTTTTCCTTACCAAACTTATCCACCATTGACTTGTAGATACTATAGTGACCAGCGTGGAATGGTTGGAAACGTCCGGTAAAGATAGCGACAGTACGTTGTTCCCCTTGAGCTGGTTTTGTGGTTGGTTCTGTTTTTGGTGTTTCTTTTGGTTCATCAACTAACTTTGCTTCGCCCTTATCAAACTTCAACGTACCTAAAATTTGATTTACTGGAGCGAATGTTCCGGTGAACTTGTATGGCTTGCCCTTGTACATAAAGACCATACCTTCGGTTGGAACAATATTATCCATTCCGATATCTTGCAAGCGTTCCAATTGAATTTGTAACGCAGCTAATTTGTTTGCATCACCCGTTTGCTGAATTTGCTTAATTGTATCTAACACTTCTGCCTTCAACTTCTTCGCAAGTTCTGGATTATTTGCTGATAAGAAATCAGTAACCCGCTTAAGTGACATAGCACCCACTTGCAAGAATACACTTTCCAGCGGACGTACTGCTTCGCGTTGTGCGGCTTTTAATTCACTTCCTTCAAATTGACGGAACCACTTTTTCTTTTCTGGGTCTTCAATGTCGGAGACTTTGAACTTCTTATCACCCAATGCCCAGCGACGAGTCATACCTTCAAATTCTTGTTTAGTAAATTCCAAACCATTTTCTTGGGAAATTTGAATAAGTTTATCTTCCCACCACTTTGTCTTATAATCTTCAATAGTGGACTTATCGTCCAATCCATATTCTTTCTGTAATTGAGAAATACGTGCACCGATTTTCTTCAATGCATTTTTATTTTCTACTGTCTGTGCATCGCTGAAACTGATTGTCTTTGGACCAGAGATACCAAATGTTTTTTGCTTTTGCGCATTAACCTTAGTAAGTTGGTCAGATAATTCACGGCCATCTTCGACTGACCGCTTGATTTCGTTACCTTCGTCGTCATATTCAACGGTTCCGTGAAACACCAATACTGACTTGTCATACGGGATAACATTCTTAGTGTCTGGAAAAACGATTTCAACATTCATAAACTTCGACCCGTCGGCAAACATCTTACTTCGTTCATCTTCTGGGAGTGCATCAATTGCACTTTGTAAATCTTCTGCTGCCCCAGTAAATGCCTTTTCAATATCCCCACGGCCAGCAAACATTTGACGAATGCCGGCGGTATCTAATGCGTTCTTACCTTTGTTCTTGACTTGTCCCTTATTACGAGCGAAATAAACACGACCGTCGCGCACGGTGAACATAATATTTTGACCGTCAAGTTTTTCAGTGACGGGTTCTTCTGCTCCCAAATCACCAACCAATCCACGGGTAACCATATCTTTTACGTCTGTAAATGAAAGTGAATCATCTTCGTATGGGTGCGCCATATGTCCTGCGGCACCACCTTCGTAAATGAGTGTCCAACTACCATTTGGTACAAGCCCCTCTGCTAATTCTGACAGATAGACGTATTCAATATTTTCGTTCTTCTTATCCCGGCCGTGGTCTTTCTTTGCTAATTTCCAATTACCATTTTGTGCACCGTTTGGATGATGCACATCGTGATTTTTCATCTTAGCTTTGCCGTGTTTTTTAACTGCCTTACGTCTGTCACGATTACGAGCAACACGATCATCTTGTGTCTTTTTTAGATATGCACGAACTTTTTCTGGATGACGGCGATAATACCGACGAACACGTTCTGTGCTGGAACCTGCTTCGTTTTTTGGTTTAAGTTGATAGTCATCGTCTGGACCGCTTGACATCGGATATGTGAATTTTGACCCAGCTAGACCTTTCATTTCACCAACTCCGGCTCCGTCTCCGCCTGCTGCATCTCCGGCGTCTCCAGCATCCCCTGCGTCTACTCCACCATCTGTACTTGTTGGAATTTCTGCAGGCGGGTTGTCCTTCATATACTTATCCCAAACCGGAGCGTAGTGTAATCCCCACACCTTGGCTTGCTTACACTTTTTACGTATTTGATTTCCAGAATCAGTCGGATAGATGGTACACTTCTTTCGTTTCTTTTCATCTAACGCATGAAGCATCCGATTGAACTCGTTTATATGAAACTGTTCAGATTGAGCTTGTTCAAATAAAATATCTATTGCTGATTTCATGGAAGAGTACCCAAGTCGATATTCGAACCAGTAAAGAAAGTTGGTATCGAAGAAACAGCGACATCTGTTGAATTATTGTTAATATCAAAGAATTCTACTTTATGCTCTAATAACTCATTAAAATATTCAGTATTTGGTACTAATACTTGTGCTTCATCTGGAGAAAATAACTTATCTGAGGCTGGTTTTAATGAAATATTAGACAAATACCAAAATCCATTACTTACTACAAACCGAATACCAACCGAACTTCCTATGGAAATAGCCGGCGTGAAGTTAAATTGTTTTTGTTGGAATCGTTGAGACGCCGCTCCAGTTACTACAGATAATGTACCTATTTTTTGTCCTAGTGGATTATTATCAATAACCAGTGTGTTATTAACTCCTACCATATAAATATCTATCTTCGGGTCTACACCAGTTAAATTTACTGATCCTGAATAATTTTTGTAAAATGCATCAAGTTGGAGAGTATATTCTGTTGTTGGGAATAATGTAATAGATTCTTTATTTCCAATAAAATATCCGCTAGCAGACACACTTCCGGAAAATACTTGGTCATTATATGTTGGAACATCTGCCCGAATTGACCGTAGTAACACATCATCAGTTACAGATAGTGTGAAAGGTGTAGACGTAAGTGATGAATTATAATACGGTTTTGACCCCGACACTGTGTATATCGGATTACTACTGGATAGTAGCGAATCCGCATACCAGTTTTTTGATGCCGTTGGTGTTGTATAAAAGTCTCCGATAGATAAATCACCACGAATCGAACTGGTTACTAATAAATCATTAGTAGTTACTGGAGTATCTGCAACGAATTTATAATCGGATATGTTCGTTGAAACTCTACTTGATACTTTAAACTTGAATGGTTCGCCACTAACCGTATTAAGATTAATAATTCTTAGCTTGGCGTATGAAATTGGTATGTTCACTTCGGTGGTACTTAGTTTACTATATACCAACTTGGCAGACGATGACACTTTCACCGATGCTCCTAATATTGATGATGAGTAGCTACCACTTGTCAAATATAGTGATTCTATAACTTCACCGTTTGAGGTTTTGATAAGTTCACCTGTACTAAACGCCGTCGTATCGTTTAAAATTTCATTGATGGGTACATACAAGCTTGCGCTTACCCCGTTTATCAACAACGACCCCGTGATGTACCCGCCAATATAGTCTGCGGAAAATGACGTAGGTGCTTCTGCCTTAATCAAATAACCAATTTGAAAACTAGAATATTTTACCGGAGTTAAGCTTGCCGTGAACTGCGTACTCGCGGATACATACGACGAGGTTGCCACACTATACAACCTCTTTTCTTCCGAAAACACAACTGGTGTATTTAAAAATACAAGTGGGGAAGTGTTTCTCGCGTTGGGTTCAACCAAAATTCTAGTTGACCAGCGAACATTATACGACTTTTCCCAGTTAGAAGGTATAGCTTCTCCGGTTGTCAACTTAGAGGCTATTCCCATAATAATAACTGTAGCAAATCCAGGAGCTGTTTTTTCTGTAATTTCTACAGATATCAATCTGGAATTGCCTTGTATATACTTTTGAACTGGGTTCTGAAATATAGTTTGTCCTTTCGCATCCAAAATTTCTATTTGAATACTAGACCCAGCTTTTAGAAATGGAGAACCCGCTAATAAAAACGAATTTCTACCACCACTAAAAGTCTGCGGTAGGTTTACTTGAAAATACGATGAGGTGGCTGACCTATCTTCAACCAACACATCGTATTTTGCTAAGTTTTTTAATTGTAACGTCTTTCTAGTCTTTGGCATAGGTTTCTGGCTAGAGTCTCAATATAAATAGTATATTTAGACATTAATATACGAGAAACCGTCCTCCCGTTTGATTTCAATTACCTTATCCACCATATCCCGAGCGGTATCCAAGTGACTGATGAGGATAAGGAAATCGAATTGTGACTTTAGGATACCCATCATTGTTCCCATCGCACTGAGGTTTTCTGGGTCAAGTGTTCCCAATCCTTCGTCAATAATCATAAAGTTCGGTTTTGGGAGATTGGATGCGTTTAACAGAGCCACCCGAATGGCGAGACTGCTGATGAATCGTTCCATACCCGACGAGTTTTCCAACGGCCAAATACGTTCGTGGTCGTAGTTAAGCTTCCCAAGAATGTTCTTCCCATCCACTTCGAGAGAAATGGTGAACTCGACAATCTGTGTTAAAATATTATTTATTTCAGACTCAATCGCCGGGATTGCCCGTGACATCAGTTCGTATGGTACCCCGTCACGACCCACGGCTTCCATATAATACTTGTAGGCTTCGTAAGTATCTTCAAGTTCTTCTGCTTCCTTGATTTGGTTAAGGATATCAGTTTTAGTAGCCTCTAATACCTTAATTTCACCGTGAAGTTCCCGAAGTTGCTTCTCCAACTTGTCCATCGTCTTTTTGTTGACACTAATATCGTATTCAACGTGACTGATATGTTCGTCAACCGTCTTGTTGTGCTTGATGTTTTCTTCGTTCACCTTATGTAATTCAATGTCCTTCTCAATCTGTTCCCGATTACGGTCACACTTTTCAATACTGGTAATCAACTTCTGAATATCCAGTTCTAATCCACTTGCCTTCTTCTGGAGTTGTTGGACTTCACTCTGTATCTTCTCGTAGTATGCACAGAGATTAACCTTATCGACCAACGGTTCCATCTGCTGTTTGATTTCGTTTACTGCATCTTCTTGTTTAGTCTGAAGTTCATACAAGTCAACAAGTTCGTGAGTGACAGACTCCATATCTTCAATGATAGACTTGTTGTTTTCTACGCAGACATTACAATCTGGATTATACTTGTAACTTTCCAACTTGGTCTTGAACTTTTCCTTCTCCGTTACCTTTGATGTAGTCAGCTTTAATGCGGCAGTCCCCTTATTGAATAAAGCAGACAATCTGTTATATTCTTCTACCGATTGACGAAGTTCTGGGACGTTCGCATCCACAACCTGCTGCGTCTTTTCGGTAATCGTTGAGTGAAGTTCTTGGAGTCTGGTTTCGGCGTCAGCTCTACTTTCGGTATGTTGCGTAATTAATTTATTAGTCTCAACCAACTTCTGTTGCAGTTTATCCAAATTTAGTTCAATATTCGGGACGGGTTTCTTTTGGGTCTGCCAATCACGAAGTTTCCCATCTAACACCTCACGTTCGCCCTTGATTTCCGTGATAGTAGTTTCTACCATTTCGTGTTGTACCTTTGCATTTTCTAACTTGGTTTGGGTATCCGATAGGGTTTGGTCGAAATCAATCTTCTTAAACTTTTTGAGTGCACCAGAGATTTCCTTACTCTCCTCGTTTGCGGTATCAAATAACTTATCAAAGATATTCAATCCCATAAATTGGATAAGTAAGTCCTTCCGTTCCGAATGTGACTTGTCAATGAATAGGGCGTTTGCCGTCTGACTACTCAACGTGGTCAATACGAAGTCCTCATAACTGCCTACATAGTTACGGATATTGGCGTTTGTATCCCGGCGGTCTTCACCGTTCAACGAAGTATGCGTTCCATCAGAATGTTCCTTCCAGAACGAAACGTCCACCTTGACATCGCCTGTCTTTTTCCGTGTACCTGTTCGACGGATGAAATAAGTTTCTTGGTCAATCTCAAACTTCAACTCACATTCAAACGTATCTTTCCGATTGTTCATAATATGGTCACCGCGGAACGCACGAGGAGTCTTGTCGTAGAGACAGAAGATAAGAGCATCCATCGATGAACTCTTCCCAGATGCATTCTGAGCAAAGATACCGTGAATCCCATGCATATTCTCAAAATCAATCTCGTTATTCTCACCATACGAGAACATATTGGAGAACGTGAACTTCAACGGACGCCAATGGATATTTCGTGAGTGGTCCTCATGACTTATTTGGGCGTTCAACTTATTGTTGACGGATACAACCTTTTTCATCAATTCATCATCAACGGTTTCGTGATTCCGTTCAATCCAATCTTGAATCAACGAATTCTGCGTGTTCACATTAGTTACATCGGTCGTGATATGCGTTCCTTTACGATACGACGGGGATGAATTATTGAACCGATTCTTGTTGATGCTCAATTCAATCACATTGTAACGCTTCCGAAGTGCCGCTGTCGTTTTCTTAATGAGTGATGTATCAGCGTTTCCCGTGAACAACCGAAGTCGGACATTCTTCGGCATATCGATTGGAAAGTTAATCTTACCTTCGACTAACTCCAGTGTGTAATATCCATATGCGTTCGGAAGTTCCTTAAATACGTGTGTACACTCTTCAACATTCCAGAGACACCAGCCGTGACCAGTAACCGTTTCTCCGTGGTTCTGTTGGATAAGCGACGATGAGTACACGATGACGGGATTACTTTCCTGCAATACTTGATACTTGTGAATATCACCAAGAAGTACGGCGTCATATCCCTCGAATGTGGTCACATCTACGTGACGATTGGTGATGACGTACTTGACATCGGTTTGTGCGCCGTGAACTGGTCCGTGGTATAATGCAATCTTTCGTACATTCTTACGACAATCTTCGACAACCGGCCATTGGTCACGGTCATCTAATATAGAAAATACTGCGAAATCTACGTCAGCAACTTGGTAGATATCGGAGTGTTTGAAGTAATGGAGATTCGGATGGTTCAGATTCTTAATAATCGGCGTCAAACTATCCAACCGATTCATATTGGACAGATTGAGGTCGTGATTGCCTGCGATGATGAAAGTTGGAGCAATGTCCGCAAGATTACGGAGAAATTCTGACGCGAGTTCCACCATCTCTGGACTCATATCCGTCTTAGCATGAAGTATATCACCAGCAACAAGGATAACCCCGTCAGTTAAATCTGTCTGACGGAGTTGCTGGTAGAATGTATTAAATGCTTCCCGATATTCTTCGTGACGCTTGAAAAGACGGATGTGAATATCTGCGGTATGTGCGATTGTTCGTAACTTCTTAAATGGTACGTCAATTCTCATATATTCTGTAACCTGCCACCAATATAGTCTTTAAATGTTGTTGCAGACCCACGTTCGATGCATTCCCACGTATCCTTGAAACCTAACTCCGAAGGGTCTTTCTTGTCAAGGTTTACCAGCCTTACATTCATCTCATATGTATTTAACGTTTGTTCGATTTCACGTGCATCGTTTAATGCATCATCATCCAGTACGACATAGACATCTTTGACTTTGTTCTTCACCATTTGCTTCAATAGCTTTTTAGGTACGAACTTACCCAAAAGTGGCACGGCGTTTCGACGAATGGCGATAGCATCGAACACACCTTCACACAGCACCAACGGCATCTTCCAATTAATTTGATTCTCGAACATCACCACATTTTTTGAGACAGGTGGGTTCTTATATTTCATCCCGCCATCATAGAAACTGCGGGCGATAAAATAATTTAGCTTGTTATTTGTATCGTACGACGGGATAATAATACGATTCGCATACGGACCATCAACTGTGTATCCCATCTGATATCTGATAATATCGTATCCCGTAATTCCTCTGTTCTTCATATACCGAACAGCGTGCTTATAGTGAAGATTTTTTGATGGAATCCACAATGGCTTGAAACCAGGCGGGAGATAAAGGTCAGTAACTTCGTCCGCTGTTTCTACATAGTTCCGTACTTGGTCATCGGACAGAAGCGACTTTAGCTCCTTCATTTGGGAAGGAGATACATCCAGTCTCTTAAATAGTGTTATTAAAGAACGTCCTTTAGCCCCACAATGCCAACAATGAAAAACATTTTTTAACAAATTGACAGCGAATTTTCTCTTATGATTATGGCAAAAAGGACATTGGAAATAGTGCTCACCATTTCCAAACTGTTTAAAATCACCTAATATTTGCGACAAAAGAGAGATTAGATTCATAATAGAAATCTAACCTCTCTTCTATAAATTGTCAAGTTTTCTTATTCAACTTCTTTTTTATTAACCAGTTGAAAGAAGTGCTCTGCGGGAATAACCGCGTACACTGGTGTATTATTTCTCTTAAAGAAGAGAACGGGAGTCGTTCCTTCTTTCGTATTCCCTTCTGCTTGTTCCAGAGAAGCCCAGATGTTCATCTTTTCTTGGTTCTTACATTCTGGAGAGTAGGGAAATACCTTCCGCGCCGCAGGTGACAACTTAATATCTGTTCCACTATCACCCATCAAGGTTGAAACCACATCATCTGGTTCCAATTGTGTGAAGTTTTCTAAAATCATATCTCGTACTGCGTTTTGTAACCGCTTACCTTTATTTTTTGCACTACGTGGTTTCATCGTAACCTCTTATAACATTAACTGTTTGTATTATATAATGCGCCTGGTGTGTTTCTAATTTCGTTTGAAGTTGCGTATTTAGTAGAATCGGTTCCTTGTGCGTTGTATAAGTGTACTACTTTAGACTTAAATGTTTTTAACGGACTGTTAATTAAAGTACTATAATATTTGAATGCCGAGGTAGTGTTGAATGTTCCATTAGTTGCATCATCAGCTGCCGCTTGTGTAACCGTCTTGTTGTGTGGGTCACGATTTCTAACTTCTGATTGATACGTGTTTGGTAAAAAGTCTGCCGCAACTTTACCTTCGGTTTGTTCTCTAGGTGTTTTATTGGTACCTAAAGTATTTCCGTTTTTAAAATTCCAATTGTTGTATAAGTCTAGTAATGACATAAAAATCCTCAGGTATCAAATTTAACAACAAACGTTTGCGTGCTGTAATCTGTGCGTTGGATTGGGTTCGACAGTTTAGCTACCGCCACCAATTCATGATCTTGATTATATAACCCGATTGAAGTGACATATGGATATAAACTTTGAGAAGCCATCAATACTAACGGTGTTTCGGTTGACCCGGTAATCATCTTTTTTGTGGCAGATGGATTATATACCGAGTATAGAAAGTCTGTTGGGTTTAGCTTAACTTTAACAGAATGTTCAAACAATTTTACCGAGGATGTGAACTGTATGTTTACGTTGGTTCCGCTGACGATACACATTCCACCACTTGTAATTTTACCCGAGACTCCGATGAGTGGCTTAATAACTGCTATACCTTTATCGTAAAAGATTCTGCCAATATTATATCCAACACCCGACTGTGATATAAATATATTTCCAGTAGAATCATCATATGATGACGATGTACCAATAGAAATAGTAAATGTACCAGGTTTTATTTCTTCTCCAACAAGGTCTTGTGTTGCACTTACTACAAACACCGACCCCGATGGTGAGTACGAAGAAGATTGAATTCCATATGATGTATATGGAATCGGTGAGTAAAACGATTGAACTATAGAATCATATAATTCATGCTCATCGTTTTGTACACGTAACCCGCTTCCAGTTACATACTGCTTACCAAATAGAACTTTTACATCAATAGAATTTGATGTAGACCCGGAAACATGCGTGTAGCTATGTTGGGCATATGTTCGAAATGGTGTTACAGTGTACTCAGTAGGAGCAAGAGACTTAAACGCAGTAACAGGAAGAGTCATAATTGTCCACCCGAAAAGCGGTTTAGTAGTCTAAGCGAACGCGAATCAATGCTTCTTTATCTGTACTCTTTTGGATTGGTCTACTGAGTTTTGCTACTGCCAATAATTCATTTGCGTCGTTGTATAGTCCAATTGTGGTTGGATATGTGATTGGATTATCAAGGAACGGTGTGAGTGGCGTTTGTGGATTTGACCCACTATAGTATGTTGGATTATTGGAGTAGTTATAGTTTCCGTTCTTCAAACGTATGAAGTAGTTATTTGATGTAATCTTTTCTGCGGAACGTGCGATGAATGGTGAGCCCGCTGCCATAGAAGAAGAGATTGAACGAACTAAACCTTCGTGTTGGTACTGATAAGTAGTAATACTACTACCCGTATATGGCGCAAATGGGCGAGAGGTAGAGGTTCTAATGTTGTTTGAAGGAGTAATAAACCCAACCGACGAACTGACCACGGAAGGACGTAGTACGATAACACCGTAGTCTGGGAATACTAATCCATATACTGTACTGTCACTCGTTGCAATCCCCGCATCAAGTGTGCCAGAGCGAATATTGTACACATTATTTGCAACAAGGTTTCCAACAACAGCGGTTCCAAGACCACTATCGTCAATAAAGGTACGGATGCCGCGTGATCCCGACAATCCTAATTGCCAGTTGCCTGGGTCAATTGCTTGCTTTAAACGTGAACGTTGTACGTTGATGACGTAAATATCTTCCGAATCTACTTCGTTAAATGAGAATAAGGAAACGTCTTTACTCAACAAAATATTACGATACTGAGCGTACGTAACTTGTGTAGGCAATGTTGATGTATTTAATGAAGTAAGCGGAGGAGAACCCGCTCCACTTACGTGTCCGTATGCTACAGAGAATTGAATGTCAGACGCAGTGGTATCTACCCCGTTATAGAGGTCATAATAAAACTCACCAGAATTTGCAAATTGTACACTTGAAGTGTATATTGCTGAAAGACTTCCCGTGTCTCCTGACCACATCCCCGTAGTTACTTCATTACTACGTAATGATGTTATGTCACTGCCGGTATCTAAGGTTGTAAAAATACTATATGGCATGTGATATTCCTATTATGCGATTGTTAACGTAAAATTATATACGGCACCGGATTCTGCACCAAAGATTGAAACAGAGGTTGATCCGGTCTTTGTTTTAGAACTAATCTTAAATGATAGCCCATTGGCAACGATTGACCCTCTACTATTTGCAGGAACTATTCCTGTATTCGGTGTTACTATTTGTACTTCTGCTAATGAACTATCTGCCAAAAGAATTGTATAACTAGTCTCAGCTTTTGAAGGAGAAGTAGAGGTGTATGTAGTAATAGGTGTAACGGTAATATTGGTGGTTCCCGATGTACCGGTTCTATAGATAGTAAGTGTACCGCTTGTTGGGATTGATGTTCCTTGAATTTCAATTTGAGGAATGATTGGCGTTCCTGCAGTTTGCGATAATTCAGGTTGAGTAATCGTTACCAACTTATACCGCATGATTTGCGTTTCATCAGGAGTTGCCTCTAATACGGGCATGTTTTCAATAATTGCACCGTAATAGTTTGACCCTAGTGGGTGAGCGGTATTATAAAGACCGTAATCCACTTCGTCGTCTGCGACTGCGAACTTGGTAATTTGGAAATTACCCGTGCCGGTCCCTTGCGACAAGAGTTCCCGTCCACGATTGGTTAAAATAGCGTCCACGGTAATTGTGGATTTATCTAGGTATCCCATATTTCTTAATCTCCTGAGTAAGGTACATCTACTATAAGTATAAAGTAATTTAATTTAAGTCAATTATTTTACGTCTAACTGACCACCGCCGCCAAACGTAATGGTGTCCATTTGTTCTGGAATCTGGACGGTACCGCCGGCTCCAGAGGTAGTTTGTGTGGTGTTTGTGTTTACCACCACATTAAATTCACTAGAAATTGATACACTAAATGGTGGCTTATTGTCAAACGTACTATTGGTATCTCGACATCCTAGATAATTTCTACGCTTTAGTGCAGTATTATTGTCTCTACTGAACTTGTAATGGCGGGGGAGGTACCCCATTGGTGATAGATTATCCGGTTCGTATGCAAAATAATCAAATTCAATTTCAGACGTTATTGATGCACCGGTTTGATTATTAATGGTATAATAGATATTAGACCCTTGAGTTTGCATCAATACATACGGAAATACAGCCGGTATTTCTTCAAGTAAACCATCAAATAGAACTCCAGAACTTCCACTCGGAAGTGTAGTAAAATCACGTGAGATATCTGCACCTCTATCTACATCCGAGGCGTACATGCGGACTCTCAATCCCGGCGCACCCGATACCCCATAAAGACTGAATATATTAGCTATCTTAATTACACCAGTTGTTCCTTGAGCAGAAGAACCCGATTCGTATGTAGTCTGTGCTATTTTGGTGATATTTCTTCCATATTCTAATGCAATAGAACTTGATGGAAGTAATGTTACCTTTGCATACACTCTGTCTATCGGTGAATCGGTTCTGGTGTCTAATCGAACAGTGTATAATTGTCTGTATGGTGTATAAATATCGTAATAATATTTTCCACTTTCTTTATGAAAATAACTGGTTGTTCCAACTTCTGTCAAGTCTGACCGTGGTGGAATGTTGTAGAATGGTGTAAGTGTATTATCTTCACCGCCTAACCGTGATGCAATTCCAAGATATGGGTTGCGAGCATAACCAGCGGAAAGTGTATTAGTTCCGACACTTGTATCTATTGTAAGTGCTTCTATGGAACTGAACGAGCTATTATTGTCTAATAAGGATGATGTAACGTTTGAATTACCGATAACTTGTTTTACTTTTCGGAATGGTGGTAACTTTGACGAAAGCGTACTGTCAACCACATTGACCGTATCAGTTACCGGCAATATCCCATCAATTGGTAATGTGTAGGAACTTGCAGATGGTAATAAACTAAACTTTGCAAAGTTTGCAGAGAAGTCATATGCCCCAACCGCACTGGAACCAGACCCAGACACATATGCGTCAAAGTCTCTTGTATTACTACCATCGACTCTGGTTGAGCGAACTAATGTATCCTTGTTACGTGATAGGATAGATGATTCAATTACTATTCCATCTAGCAACTTAGCACGGGCAGGCGCCATATCATCAGCCAATTCACTCGGACCTTGTACCAAATCCTTAAAGAATCTAGTATATTCGTTTGGATTTACAGTTTTATTAAAATATTTCTTATATTGCCGTTGTAAAATGTCGAGGCTACTGTATACAGACCCCGTGGTGTAGCGAGGACTACCGATGATGTTGTTAACGTCCACCACGCCCATCGACCGCATAATATTTTGATTAATAAAATCTACTGGTGAGATATTAAATGCAACTATATTTTGTCCACCAATATATTGCTTGTCTTCAATTTGTTTTATACTGACCTTTGAACTAAGTACTTTACTTCCACTTTCATCAATAAATTGCTTACTGAATACTGGTGCCGGCGCGACAACAACCTTATTGTTGGTATATGAGGTAGAACCGACAATTGGGGTAAATTGCTTAACCGTACGAGAAATTCTCTTGAAGGATGCGGTTGTAAATCCAGTAGCAGGTAATGTAGATACAATAGATACATTTTGATACGGACTTTCGTTAGTTACAGATGCAGTGATTGATGATAGCGGTTGACTGAATGGTACGTGTACAAATAATGTTGCGTATGACGAAGTATAACTATTTCCGTAATACGAACCCGGATCGTATGCTTGTGAGATAAAATCGTCATCTGAGATATTTTCTCCCCAAACTCTAATTTCATCTATAATACCGTCAAATTTACCACTAAGCTTAATAGAACCAGACCCACCAACATAAGCATATGTGGTACTGTTCCATAACGAAGAAAGATTTACTGATGCGGATTCTTGGAATAATATTTGGTCACCGTCCGTTTGTACGATGGTAATATCTCCAGATTGACTACGTAACATAATGTTTGTGTAGTCATCACTGAACAATGGGAAATAACTACTGGTTGCGATAATAGTTCTTCCAGACCCACTTACTACGTGAATTTTACCATATTCTGTTTTTGACGCAGATGGATGTGGAATTAAATCAATTGCCCAAGTATCACTCGTAACAAGAGAACTGCTTTGTACTCTATTTGGTACAAATCGTAGTTGTAGGGTTGACGCAGTTATAGAAGAAGAAACGAACGGAACTCTGACGAAGTTATCGACCGACGCGGTAAATTGTAGCCCATACGTTAGTTCATCGGACTTAATATAATTACCTGCTACGGGATATGTAGTTTCTTTAATTTGTAGAACGGGTGAACTAATCCCGTACGTATTTAATAATGCATCAAATGATGTACGTGACCCCTTGGTTTTATTGAAGTAAACCATACTGTGCAAGAACCGCTTCCACGTTTCTGCTACATATGCACGTGAACCGGTTTCACCGGTAAATTGTGCATTGAATGTTTGTAGATTTTCAAGCGCATACACATTAGGTAACTTTAAACCAAATGATTGTGCCACTTCATACACTTGGTCCATCGTTAGTTCTTGCAACGGGTCTATCTTAGTTGAATAGATATTATGGAACTGGTCAATGTATACCTTGATATTATCCATCAAGTGACCGACCATCGCAAAAAACATCAAGAATTCATCCGATTCCGCATCTTCTTGAATGTGATTCGGTAAACTCTTTATTAAATAATTTGGATTATTGTCATCATATCGTTCAGCAATGCCTTGCTGCATTGTTAGCCAATTTATAGCTACGGTACTATTTGGGCTATGGACCGTTCCATCTGATTGTTTTGGCCACGACCCAGTAACATTATATTCAACTTCCGAGCTTACATAATATGCACTAGCTGAATATGCTATGGATTGACTTGCGTAGTAAAGGAATTGTTCATAAGCATCAAAGTTTCTGATAATGTTTTCTTTTTCCTTTGCCTTCAACATCAAACTGATAGTACTACTTGATACACTTGATGAAATACTAGCAGAAGTTAGCTCCTCAATTTTTAAAAGCTTTTGCTTAAATGCGTCAAGTCTGTTATATGCAGAACCGAAATGTATGAAATTGTTATAATCAGTAAAATCAATATTCAATTCAGATGACTTAAAGTCGCCGGTAAACCACCGTCGGAATACATCGTCGCCATAGCTAATCGTAGTGCCGTTAATAATTGTACCAGCGGACCCCGTTGCAAGTCCCAACGTAGTAAGAGAAACATTTGCAGCTGCCATCTTGTTATCTACAAAGTTTCTAGAATCCATATTAAATGGACGTAAATATGGAGTATTATCTAATGCTGGACCCGCATCAAAATCTACAATATCTACAACGGATTCTGCTAATTCTCTACTAATAAATGCCCGCGTTTCTACCGTAACCGTTTGGTCAAGTGGAGTTAATAACTTTAATTGTACAGACCCACTTATTGTTGGGGCAAGACGCCACGATTCTGCTACATATTGTCTATCATTTCCAAGATTAAGTAATGTCTTGTATTCTCTATTTTCATCAAAGAATGTTAGTACTTTTTCTCGAATTACTTCACGAGCGGCATTTGCCATCGCATCAAACAACTGTACATTTGCAGTTGATAACGTAATGCGAAGTGGGATATTGATGGTTGCCTGATTTACGTCCGGAGAACGGGACAATGATTGGTTTTGTACATTTACGATAGCATCAATTAAATCAATATAATTTTTGAGATATATTAATGCATTTACATAAGTTCTTTCTACTTTATCTGATCCCGTGGTTACGTGCTTAAATGGAAAATGATTTATTAGCGCATCTTTATTTACCCAGCTTGGTCTTTCTGTACCATTGCCGCCAGGACCAGGATGTTCCGGCGGGGTAATTGCATTGCCAGATGGGTTTGAAATGCAGAACAATGCGTCAGCTAAAGTTTCACGTACAAGAAGTGCAATAGCTTCTTCCGTGGATACTTGATTTCTCTTTAGTGCTAAGTCTGTTTCTTTTCTAGAATCATACAATCTTTCGATAGAACGTCTATTACTATTTCCTGCAATCGCTTGTGAAGTGATATTTGGAAAATCTGCCCGGGTCATTTTCCACGGAGCAGAGTTGTCTTCTCTACCCTGTTGTCTACGTTGAGCAGCTAACTTGACTCCAGCTACTATTACCGCTAGATATGACGAATATTTTGCTAAAGTAGAAAGTCCGGCTTGTAATGCAGAACCGCCGACAAGGTTTGCATTTGCTACGTTTAATCCTACTAGTCCATTATTAAAATTTTGTAATGCGTAGGCCGCTTGTGCCGCTTGTACAGCAAACCCAGCCCCAACAGCCCCTCCTGCTGCATTTGCAAAATTTAAAGCGTTTGTAACTGTATCATTTTGTATACGCTGAGCTTCTAATTCTAGTTCACCAATATATTTTTGTACTTTGTCAATTTTAACTGCACCATCGCCAAAGAATTTTGGGTCAGTAAAACTGTCAAATATAATCTGTATTTTGCGTTTCGTTTCGAGCAAGTCAGCCGAATTAAAGAATATTTCGTTAAACTTTTGTCCTAACTCATCTATTTCCGTTGGACTTAATTCCGTAGGAACCCCTAGCCCAAACTGCACACCTTGTGCATTTTGGGTTACTCTTTTATATGCTTCATTTTGAGTGTTAACAAATATTCTGGACATATGAATTAGGGTTGAGAAGTTGTATCGGTGTTGTTACTACCATCAGAGAACGGTTCTCTAACTGTAAACCTAATAGTAGTTGTTCTACTATCTCCAGCGTCAACAACCACAGTAGTTTGTCCCGGCGAAATTCCACGAACAATTCTTGGAGTATATGGATTATAATCAACTTGAGTATTTTGTGGTGGTTCTACTTGCACAATACTCATATTATTTGAATTCCACTCCACTATCGCAGATGTATCTTGGTTACCGTCGATATCGTAAACACAGATATTTACTTCTACTCGCTCACCTACGTCTATGGTATAAATATCGTTTTGTGTAACTATTACATTCTTAGGAAGTGCGGTAGAACTTGGTAAAATAATAGGAAAGCTTCCAGACTTAATTTCTAGATTAATATTTGGATATAAAATAGATTCTGGTGTATTTTCTATGTCAGAAGGTAAGTCTAACTTGACTAATACAACCGCACTACTACTTGGTTGTAAGACAACATTCCCATTTGGATAGCGTAAATTGTTACCCGTATTTGGGTCTACAATACGTATCCACGGTACGGTGGCAGTCATATTAACAGTAATTGGTATTTCACTATCAGAATTTACCATAGACAACGGAATATCTGATACCGTCGCAGAATTAAAGTTATAGTTTCTGATGTAATCTATACTACTTGATGCGATTGCATAAGAAAACTTTTCACGGATATTATACGCACTCATATTAAATCAAACCGGTAACGTTGTGGATTATTCTTTTCATCTTCTAATGCGCTGTCGTATGCTATATCAATAGCTTCAATCACAATAGTATCTAATTGTGTTTCTGTAAATGATGTACTTCCCGAAGAAATTAAAGTTTGAACTGATTTCAATGCCAGTGGATATGCGTTGTTTAATACATTTTGTGCAATCGTATTGATGCCTATTTGTGTGCCACTGTCCTCATCAAACCCATACTGAACTAGCCGTTGTCCGGACCCACTGTCAAAGTTTTTATAGATAGTAGAACTATCAATTTTAACAGAGCTTGCCGGTACATTAAGTCCGTCCGAATTTGGTTGATTAAAGATTTGCTTCAATACTGGTTCTATCCAAGTTACGCTGATACGTGGAATAGCAAACTGTTCTAGCGTTGATTGCTTAGTTAAGTCAGTAAGTTTTAATTCTACTTCTTTTCTTGATGGTGAAATTTTATTTATTTTTAAAATTCGGTCATCATATGTACCGACTTCATTTGCAAAAAAGTTTAGTGTAACTTCATACTGCCCAACTGGTAGAAGTAACTCTGGTAGTTTTGAAAAGTCTATGTACAGTAGGTTACGTTTTGTATTGTCTGGATATTGTAATGTTTCTGTACGAATTGCTTGACTGTTGTTTGGGATAAAGTCAGAAAATATTAGACTATTATCTGCCAAACTATATACGTTAATTTCAATATTATTTTCTAATAAAGCTTCTGAAAAATCTGCGGGAACTTCCATATCCAACAAGTCATCTGCCTTGTTACCAATAACACGAGAAACAGTATATTTGCTATACTGTTGCAATACTTGGTTGATATTAGTCTTAAAATTCTTTTGATTTGCCATTAGTTAAGCTCTTGGAAATTTTTATTAATTCTACTAGCCCATACATTATAATCCAACTTTTCTTTGTATATTGGGGTATAGTAGGTACTACCCGTTGGATTTGAACTACCAACGACCACAACTTGACCAGTGGAGGAGTAGTTAGTCACTACCGACCCACTATGTCCAGACGCGGACACATCAAACAAAGATATAGACAAATCTATAATTTCTTTGTTTGAGATACTAGAGCTATCTGGATTTGGTGTATTTACGATTGAGATGGTCATAAACTATTCAACTTTAAATAGTGTTTCTGTGTCAATTACTCTTGAATAATCCCCAGAGTTAATCTTTAATTTTAATGTATAGAATCTACCAGAGTATAATGGAGTGGTATCAAGTACGATATAAGACCCCGTTGCATCGGTACTAATCTTGCTGTAGTCGTCGAATCCGATAACAGTAGTATTACTTTGTGTATCCACGATGGAGTAGTACGATGATGTTGGAAGATAATATTTGTTTTTGTATCGCAAAGTACTATCAAATGAACGTAATGGATATTCATCACGAACGACAAGATTTATTTTAGTAATATCACCCTTGGTGTATGTTTCTTTTAAGTTTGTTGGAGCTATTTTAACATTTAAAGTAGACGGAATAGCTGCTAAACTTCCAGTAACAAAACTTTGATTATCCCATGCTACTTCCAATGTAGGTTGGTGAATCGTGTGTGTTTGGGTAGAGAATATTTTAATATTTCCCTTGTTTGTAGTATCTTGTTCATCCGTTGTCGGAAATTGTAAAGCCAATCCATAAAATGTGTTTTGGAGAGATTGACTGACGATTGGTTGGAGGATACTTGTAACGTCAAGTCGAATGTCTTGTAATGGATATGTTGACAACGTTAAGCTTGCTGAAGTAGAGGTTGTTAGGAAGTCACCTCCTGCTAAACTCCATGACGTTGCAGTACCAAGTTGTCTCCATGTTGCACCATCATTTACATTTTCTACATTTTGATAGAAAAATCCACTACCTTCGTCCCACGATCGAGATACCTTATAAATGATAATTTTTTGATTTCTTTTTACATTGTTAGCATTTGCTAGTTTTAAATTTAAAAAGAAATTAGCGGTAGATGGTACCGTTTGTGTAGTTGGTAAATCAAAATAAATTAAGGAACGCGCCGACCCAGTAGCATATGCGGTAGAACTAGTAAAGTCTACACTAGTGTTGATAACTTTACCAATTTCTAAAATTTCATCTAACCCAGCATTATTCGTTGGATATGCTTGATAAAGAGTCGTGTCCTTACTGGCAGTTAATATTTTTCTCATTGTGTTGCGTTCCCTATAATGTCAGTTTGTGGATACTTCAACTCAAATATACTTGGGTCAAGACTTGGGTAGATAACTCCGTTAATCGTGGCTTCATCAATGTCATATCGATAGTTTTGATAGTTTGCACCATCTCTAAATTGATACTTGTTGAAGATTCTAACACCACGAACCGATTGTACTCCATCTACTAACCCAATAGCATATGAGATATCAGCTAAAACAATTGGTTGGTTTATATTCCATCTATCAATATTAAAGAATTCTTGTACCGTGCCAATACTGCGTGCTAAAACATCGTTTACATTGTAGTTTCTAAGAACAGATATGTCAAATTGTACCCCAATATTAATTACGAACGCATCAAGAATGTTAACATCGTCTGTTAATAATCTAAATTGTTCTAAATATCGGGCCAAATTATCTTTTGTTACAGTATTCAGTGTTGCAAAATTACCGTTTGTATCGTACCCCAACGTGTATAAGTTGATAGAGTTGGGCTTTACTGGGTTTTCTACATATGTTCTTTCATTATTTGCTGCTAAAATTCTATTAATTTGTTCATCACGAATCGCATATGCCTTTGCAATACGGCCATATTTTGCTGGTAATGAGTATGCTCGTACTGCGTAATCTTCTGCGGTAACTGCACGATTTTGTGCGTTGAAGAACGCTAGTGCATTTTGTCGAATTTCGTCTAACGATTCACCGTCTCCACCACCAGTCGCAGGTAAATCATTTGTAATAGTTACTGTTTGCACTGCTGCGTTAAATGCACTAAGTTCAGCGGTAGAATAGTCTGTTGTATCGTTTAAGGTAATTAGCTCAGACACAACATTAATTGTATTTGATGGAGTATTACTTTCCACACCACCACCAACCAAATATGTCACAGTTAATGTTGTATTTGCTGGTGATATTCCGTATGCATTACTTGTCAAGAAATTTACATTGTTGATTGCAACGTTACCCAGCGCACTTTCAATAGTTGTCCCGTATTGAGAAGTTGCCACTTGACGAGAATCAAGAGTTAAATCTAACTCTGCGGCATCGTCTGTGCCAGAACCAAATGATAATTCCATACGGAACTCTCTATTAACTCTGGTTACAAATCTCCGCGGAACTTTCTTTAAGCGCAACTTAGCAGATGGTAATGCACCAGTTTCACTGTTTGCAGTTACTTCTACGTCACTCATAATAACGTCTTGTGCAAGATAATCGACTTCATACCACGTATTATTATCGGAATCGACCACACTTTCTATTCCAATAACATTTTCATCTGGCATCAATACCGATGTGAACTTTTGAGCCGTTCCAAAGGTAAACTGTGTGGTCTTTTCTGTTGCTGCTACGAGTTTTGCCGTCTTACTTACAATGAATGTTGATGGATTTCCACCACTAAACGTATTAACAATGTAATTTTCACTAGTGATGTCAGTAAAGTTGACATCTTCAACCAATCTAAATTGAATTGATGATTGTCCCGAGGTTGTAAACGCACTACCTCTTGCAACTTTTAGGAGATATTTTGGGTCGGGAACATATACTCCGTTTTGCAAGACCGCTGGTGCTAATTGGTATAATGTTGTAACGACACTTGCTGGATAAATTAACTTTGGCTTGTATCCCAAGAATTGTGCGATAGACACCACGTTTTCTGGTTGTTCTGCGTATGTTAATAGATTTTCCTTAAATTGGTTGTCAATATAAAATGACAATACGTCACCCACATACGAAGCCATTTCAATAAACATCATACCAGGCGATGTTTCATTGAAGTCGGAGTACGTATTTGGATAATATGCCTTTGCAAACTCTATTAAGTTTTGCCGAAAGTCAGTAAATGTCTTTGAGATGTAATTAATCTGCTTGACATTCGGACGAGGTTGTATAACTACCGGTTGATTACTTGACATTTAAAACTCCAAAGTAGGTCTATCTTATAATCTGTTTCTATTTCTTGGTGTGGTCGTACGTACTACAGAACTTGGTTCAAATGGAAACGCAACTGCCGGTGCACCTAATGCTGCCGTGGATATTGCTACCTGGTCCGTCACATTTGGATTACTTCTAAATCTATATATACAATTTATATTTAAAGAATTTTCCGCATCTGATTTAGTGATTTGAAAATCCGTGAGTTCAATGAATGGTAACCAACGATCTACAGCCTCTACCACAGCCAGTCTAGCACGTTCTAACGTATCATCAGTCATTGGTTCAAACAAAATTTTCCATAAATCGCATCCCAAATCAGGATGTCCCAACCGTTCTCCTTTTTTAGTAAGAATCAAATTTTTAAAATTTGCCCGTACTTGTTGGATAACGGATGTGGATTGTTCAAACATTCCTGTTTGGCCAAGCCGTAACGGAAGAGTTACACCAATGAACTTTTGTGCCATATTACTTACTCAACCCCATAGCCTTCATAACTTGGGAATAATCTTTGTTAATTGCTTGAACTGCTGGATTGTCTTCTGTCATGCCAGGAGGAACTGGCATTATTTTACCAGTTTTTGCCACAATAGTATCTCCGTTACGTTCTAATCCCATCATTTCAGCTAATTGAGAGCGTGAGAACTTTGACTTTTGTGATGGCGATGCTGTTTCTTGTAAAGTTTTTACTTCGGCAACAGCTTCTTCTAATAACTTAGGAAGAACCTTCTTTACTTCATCTTCCACAGCTTCCTTTACAAGTTCTTTGACATATGCCCGAAATAATGCTTTGTCCATATATTATCCTCTATTTGGTATTAAATCTTCCGAGAACCACATTTTCCATCGTAGATTGTTTTGTAGTTTTAAGTGATTGTCTATAGGTAAATGGATTTTCTTGTGCTTTAAGCGTTTCCTTATGTGCAGTTACCGACTCTTGTTGTCGTTTAATGTTTATACTTTCTATTCTTGTTTCAACATAATTTTTAATTTCTGCGAACGACGGCCGTTTTGGAGGAAACGCTGGAGTACTTAGTGGAAACGATGGAATCGTTGGGGCTGTAGGTAGCGAATTCGTATATATCTGAGCCGCGTTTAGTGCTTTAGTTCTTGCTTCGTCCAAACTTCCACTTACAAATGTACTTGGTGGTACAATATTATCAAGCACAGGTTGAAAACCTAATCTAATTTCTGCTGCCGACGCAGACGTATTTTGTAAACTGACTGCATTGTTTGGTAAAAAATTACTTGGTATTGCCATAATCAGTCATTGGTTTTTGAAGTAAAATTACTTGTACTATTAAAAGACGCTCCCTTACCTAACGAGATGTCCGCTGTCAGCTGTACTAATGTTGTTGCCAATCTTGTAGCAGACGCCGCGGCGGTTGGTGATGGTACAAATGAAATACTTATATCTCGTAAGGCAGATACCACGTTCTTTAAAAACACAGATAACTGTCCGCCCAAAACCATTGGTTGTGTTTCGTCTTGCCCCGAACCTATAAATATCTTTTTACCCGATATTATGTAGTTTCCTGACGTTCCGTAGGATATATCGTTTGACGCCACAACAGATACCGTACGTCCTTTAATCAACACGTCGTTATATGCCTGTAGCTTAATATCTCTATCTGTCGTCATTCTTACCGATTCTTGAGAATCTAGTGTTATCGACTTTACTGCACTAAGGTTGATTTCTGCCTTAGAAAATAGGGAAATTTCATTAATTTTACTGTTTAGAACTAATCTATCGGAGTTTATGAATACCTGTGCTCCGGTATAAACGTTTGAATTTTGGTTTTCTGATGACCTAAGATGGGCCGGACTATCCAACGTTGCGGCCGCAAATCCCACCTGCTCATCGGTAACCATCCAAATAGTGCTTTTATCCTTATTAATATCCTCGTAGGTTAATCCATACGTCCCACCTACTACGGTTTCTTGCGTACCGTCTCTATTAATGTCTATCGATGTAATTTTATTTGGACTCTGCCCAACGGTTAACAGTATATTTGGCTGTGGAGTGTTAGTGTTTGGGTTACTAAATAGACTTGAACCAAATCTAATAATATTACCAAATCTACCTTGTACAATTAAATCACCCTCGTTCGGTCGAACCATACGAACTGTTGGATTTTCGCTAAATTCATCACCCAAACTAAACTGTTGCTGACTTCCCCACGGTCTGTATGCGGTTCCACCTTGAGCCGCTAACTGGGCCGCATCACTCTGATTTTGACTTGGTTCGGTGGGCGAAAACCGTTGACTTAATCCAGGCCAAGAACTTTCAGTAATTTTATTAGTTGAATTAATTCTGCGAGTATAGAATAAACGACCGAGGGAATAAAATACCAATACCAGTTCATTTTTTAAGGGATATTCACGTATACTAGAATCAATCGGAGCCGCCCAGTTTAATTTTTCCTTCGGCACGCCTCTATCACTAGGAATAAATCTAACTTGAACCATACCAACATTACTACCGTCTGCCGCATACTGTGGGTGTAGTTCGTTTAAAATCACATCTTCTACCAAGCCATCTTGATACGGTGTTGGTTGTGTGATAGAAAACCGTGGGAACTGTGAAGCTCCCAGTTGGTTGATATCAATATTGTACGATATCGGTCCAAATGATGACATTAGCTCTTCTCTGCAAACACATCATCCAAGTCCTTCACATCTTCTTGAAGTCCTTGGATTTCGACGTTGATATCCTTTAACAGTGCATTCTTTTCTTCTTCTGACAATAATCCGTCTAGAGAAGCATTAGACTTGACGCCAACCGATACGATGCGTTGGGCAATTTGTGCAACACGGACCAAGTGTTCATCGTTCTTGACATTCACTTCTAAGAATCCCTGCACAATTGGTCCAATCACAGCCGCATCTTCTGGAGTACGGATGAGTTGGACCATTTTCATGATAAACGAGTTGATTTGTGCCCGTTTACTGTCGGTATTTTTGTGAATTTCTGAGAAAATGTCGGCTAGACTTTTCCCATCATACAGTTCGGAATTGATATCCATAAAGACCCCCTAAAATCCTATATTATAAATAGATAGGATTTACTTTTTATACGAGAAATAGTGGGATGGGTCTGATAAATGTCCGTTGCGTCTAAATTCTCCCAACATTCTAATAATATGCGGACGCATCTTATTGATGACCTTGGTAATGTGAGCAGTTTTATAATTAGTCATCTCCCGAACCATCAAATAAAGAGCTTTCTTGTTAAAATTATCGATATTATCAATACGTTCGATAAGTTTTACGATAGCAGAAGCAATTTCTATGTCACGCTTTTTCTTGAATATCTTTGTTGTGTTGAATTCCCAATAGTCTACCAAAAGACGGAGAAATTCTTTCATATCTACCGTAGAGTCACGGGTTTCCGGCTCTACTATTAGCATTTCCTCCAAAGTAAACGACTCTTCAGTTTGGTCTGAGAAGTACAATACTCGCTTTTCTTCCTTATATGAGTTATTGTTATGTAATATAAGATAATTTTTTGCGATTACACTGAAGTATGAGAACGCTTTACCCTTATCTTCGGTAAATTTATGTAAATTGATAACCAGAAAGGAGACTACCTGCGCCTTAATTTCGTCGAAGGTACCCTCCATATATGGAAATTTGAACCGATTGATAACATTCTCTGCTAGTTTATCAAGCGGTCTTTGAATTTTACTTCTAAATATTTGTTCTCGTTCGTCTAAATCTGTAGACTTGTTGTATGCGATTATCGCCTTTTCAGTATCTTCTGTAAAATATACCTTATCGCTCTTCTTCTTCGTTGATGTTACTGTTGCCATTACGTATCTCCGTAACGAATGCATAAAGTAAATCTGTGCATTCTACCAATTGTTTAAAAACGGCTCCTACTTCGTCGTCTTGTTCAAACATTTGACGACTATCTAAACTACGCATCAGTCTTACGGTAGCATTTGTGCGACCGTAAAACTGATTAATTGCGTCTTCCATCCTTTCGTTTTTCTTTAACAAGTTATATGTTGCGAAAGATAACGCTGTGACAAGAATTGTCAAGATCACGACCAAAAAAATTAACATTAGAAAGTTTCCCTTAGTTTATACTTGTTGAATTCCTGCAAGTAGTCCCGTATTGACGTACCATTTGCATCCGTCCTACCGTGCATGTCCCCGTCCGTAAAATACTTTTTAACATTACCAGCACCAGCCAAATGAGCGGCAGCCAGAACACCAGAACGGGTGATTTTGATACCCTTAAACTTCCGACCTTCGTAATTTTCGATAATACGGTCCAGTAGAGAGTTATTTGCTCTCATATAGCTTACCATTACGCTGTCCTGTAATTGAGGATTACGCAGGAATTGATTCTTTGACACCCGAAACCCCAAGACCTTAACTGTTCTTGGGTCAAATTGGTATTTACCCATCATCCCAAACTTATTGACTACATTTGGGGTATTGTCACTTTCCCGTTGAGCCATGTGGTCAAGAAACTTTTCCAATTCAGTCGGTTCTGACCGCACTACACCATCGGGAACATATACTGTCTTTGCTGTACCGGCTGCTATAACCATTAATGCTATTACTACCACAGAGAGGTATTTCATAGGTTCCTCCGGTTATAGTAAGTGTGGTTTTGCCTCTGCCATACCTGCATTGGTGACCACCACATATTCTGGGATAAACTCTTCAAGATTTCGTGCTCCAGCATACGACAGAGCAGAACGTAATCCATCTGTTAGTCCATCCACAACGAACTTTACCTTACCCTTGAAAGGTACGATAGTTGATTCTCCTTCCACATTTCTCTTTGCTTGCCCGTGAACACTCTTCGTTTCCAACGAGGCGGCTCCACGATACCGCTTATATAGTCCAGTTGACTTTTCAATTATAGCACCCGGTGCTTCTTTTGTTCCTGCTAGAAGTGACCCGAGAATCACCGAACTCGCTCCAAGACCAAGTGCCTTTGCAATGTCACCACTATTTCTGATTCCGCCACAGGCAAGAACTGGAACGGTGAGTTGACGAGCGCAATCTTCAAGTGATGTTACATTCGGAACACCGAACCCCGTCTTGATACGAGTCGTACAAAGTGAGCCACCGCCGATTCCAACACGAACTGCGTCGGCTCCCCAATCTTGAAGTGCTAGTGCTGCCTTACCAGTAGCAACATTTCCTGCGATAATATCAACGTTAGACGGAAGTTCTTTTTTTAGTCTCATTAACGCATCACGAACAAACGTGTGATATCCGTGTGCTACGTCAATCAAGATAATATTCGCACCCTTAGTAACCAACTCAAATGCTCGTTCAAAATAGTCACCGTTTGCACCGATTGCTGCGGCGATTGGAACTTGCCGCCTTCTTCTATATTGTGCCTCCATTTCTTCAAGACCACTCATATTATCTATGTTTGCAAAATAGGTCACCGCAATACCGGCATCAACAGCCATCTTTACACGATGTACTTGTGCACCTTGTTCTTCAATCGTCATAAACCGGTGAATGATACCCACTCCACCTAGTTCTGCCATTGCGATTGCCATTTCACTATCACAAACCGTGTCCATAGGAGATGCGACGAATGGAACCCTAATACTATAATTAGTTGTTAGTTTAGTTGTGAGGTCAATATTCTGACGAGATTCAATATCCGAAAACGCAGGGATAAGTTGGATATCGTCGTAGGTGAGAGCTTGTTTACCGTGTAGTGATGTCATAACCGTCCTTTAATATGATAAAGTTACATTTTAGATGTTCTACTATTTCTTTTTGTCTACGTAAATCTTTTTTCTTTTGTCTATTATGAAAATTTTCGTAATATTCAATCACGACATTTTGTTCTTTATCGTATCCGTCAACCCAGTATCCAAGTTCTTTAATATAGAACTCTCCGCCATTTTCTGCATGTTGGAAATTATAACCATACAATCTACCATATTCGTCAATGGCTTTACAAGCTTCGGGATTGTATCTAGGTGATACTTGTCCTATTGTTTTTTCCAGTCGGTTTAATGTAGACACGCGCATTTTTTGTATAGCTTCATTTGTATGAGACTTACCACGATTGCTTTCTGCTATTTTTTTCTTTGTTTCTTCAGAAAGTTTTTTTCCTTTATTAAGGATACTTAGTTTGGTTCGTGTTTCTTCCGAATGATGTTTTCCTGTATTTGCTTTTGATAAATTTTTTCTATGTTCTTCGGAAAACTTTTTATTTTTTGCTGCACAGGATACACATTTTGTCTCATTTTTGTTATGCCGATTTACTTCGTATATGGTAGAGTATTTCATACTAATACCACACGTTGGACAATTTCTAGTGAATACTCCAACTTTTTTACTAACACATTTTGTTCTGCGATTGTTTGAAGCTATTCTTTTTTCTTCTTCTGTATTATATTTTACTTTTGCGCATTGAAAACATAATCTTCCTTTTTTTATAGCTTCATCAATTACTCGTTTAGTATTAGAATATACTATTTTGTTACAGCTAGGACAAATTCGTTGATATTGCATATAGTTCTCCATTTGGTACATATATACATATCATTCATTTTGTGTTTCTTACCGTTCTACTAAAGTTTCGTAAAAATTATTTTGCTGTCTTTGTCTAACTATATCCTTGATGTGATACAGACTCCACTCTTCTTCTGCTGGAAGTGGTGCGTGGGTCTGGTATCCTACAATCCTTTCATGCACCTTTCCTTCCCACTTGATATATTCTGCGTTCCGATACAGACGAGTCTGATAGTCGGGGAACATTACCCAACCCTTCTCGTTAATTCGCCATCCCCATCGTCTAATATCGTCGTCAGTTAATCCACTAACAACGTTGACGCGTGGAATAAGAAACACATCTATATTTTTGTTATTGTCTACAATATCGTGCAGATAGGTTAATAGATTGCCGTTAAACTTCTCATCTGCATCCACTTGGAAAATATATTCTCCATTACACTTACTATTTAAAAAGTTTTTATGTGCGGCAAAGTCGTGATTCAGTTCATGCTGATATAGCCCAATCTTATCCTTGTCTGCATAATCGTATAACATAGACGAAGTGAATGGGTCGGTAGAATTATCATCCACAACCACAATCTCATCACCAGTTTGTTCACAATGTGGAATCAGCTGGTCGAGGAGGTCACGAATATATTCTCCTTCATTATGTGTAGTGATTGCAAAGGAAATCAACGGCGTCATTATACCTTCCGTGTTAGAAAATTCTTAATTTCACGAACGACTAAAAAAATACCATATAGACCATATATAAACGAAATTGTCATTGTTGTCAATAGAAAAAACAAAAACTGTACTACATCGTCGAAAAATGAAGTTATCTTTTCTGTCATACCAACTCCCGATATTTGAATAGTGCTAGTTCTTTTGCTTTTGCTTCGAGGTCAACATCCAACGTGAGTCCAAAATCGTCAATACGAGAAAACACATAATCAGCGTGAGCGCGAGGGTTGCCCGTAACGTTCTCATTAACATTTTTACTCTCGCTATAGTGAAAGAGTGGAGTAATACCTTCCGGCCACGTACCAGCGGCAAGTTCTGCTGCTTCTTGGGTGGTCAGTCCATCGGGGTGAAACTGGTGATGGAAATAGTCAAACGTAAGTGGGATACCCAATTCTGCATGAAGATAGGTAAACAGTTGAATGATAGAGAATGCATTTTCCTTGTCGTCATTCTCGACCACCATACGTGCTTGAAGGTTCGGTGACAACCTACGGAAATTATCAATCCACCGTTGTGCAGTCTCTTCGGAGAAGTTCATGCCAACGTGAATGTTGATTGCATTGTACGGACTAGTTTCCAATCCCATATAGTCAAATACTTCGGAATGCAGTTCCAAGTCTTTGATAGAGTTCTCAACGGCTTTTGGATTAGCTGACCCCAACTTTACAAAGTGGTCTGGGTGTGCGGTGATACGCTGACCAGTCTGCTTGGCATAGTCACCAGCTGCTTTAAGTGTACTAACAATAGCAAAGTAGTCGGGGAGACTCGTCGCCTTGTATTCAGTGCCCCACGGAAAAATACCAGACCCCATACGAAATACGGTCACACCGTTTTCGGCGTTCCATTTGAGGATTGTTAGAAGGTCTTTAGTGTTAGCTAGCGCAAGTTCAGAGGCGTACTTTAGACCTTTAGCCTCGAACGTAGCCTTTCGCATGGCGCGGCCCGTGGTAATACCCTTGTCATTTAATAATGTATTAATACAACAATAACCAACATTAATAGGCACAGAGCCTCCAAGTAGAGAGTATAGTAAATATACTCAATTTTGGGGCAGTTGTCAAGGGGTATTAAAATAAGTTAATATCTTTGTGCTTACTAATAGTCTTTTTCTTCCAAAATGTATCTAATACGTTCTCAGTTTCCTCTTTCGTCATATACTGCGGAAACGGGTCATCGCTATTCAATCTAGCCAATAAATCTTCTGGTGTTTGATTTACTACTGTAGGTTCTTCTGGTCGTTTCTCGTTTTCTAGCGGCTGAGTACGTTGGGGTTCCCCGTATATCTGATACTTCTTTTCTTCTCGTTTGGTTAAGAAATTGTATGCTAGTACTAAACAAATAGAAAGTGGGTCGAATACCAATACAATAATTAAGATGAACCATTTGACTACAGTATCAAGTTCCACTCCGATTGCTTTGGAAATGTATACAAATGTTCCGATATCAGAGTTAGTGTTGATTTCCACTTCCTTTGTTAAACTACGTGCTTTCAAACTATCACGTTGAGCGGATGTTTGGTTGATTTCTTTTTGTAATGCCGTAGCGGTTCTATTTAATTCATTCAAACTATTTTGTGCTGACCGAACTGCTGAACTTGACCCCGTGGTGCTTTTACTGATGAGATTATCAATACGATTTTCTTGTTGACCACGGAGTGAAATGATTTGGTCCAATCGTGCAGTCTTACGTTTAATTTCTTCATCAAGTGTTTGTGCTTGTGAATTATAAATTTGAATATCAGCATTCATCTTTAATGGTTCTGCTGCAACCTTTGCATATGCTGAGGACAAGTATCCGTAGATACCCGCCGAAGTGATACCGATTAGTGTAATACTTGCGACCAGCATATAACTTTTTAATGCTTTTGGTATTTCAGACCAATAACGATAGAGGAATGAAACACCAACTAACTTACCTAATTCCAAAGCACTGGCCATTACCATCGCAGAGACGGCTGCTCCAGCAAACAGAGTACCAATACCCGTTACCGAGAATAATGCCGCGCATCCTGCAATTGCTAATGCAGAGAATGAAACTAGTGTTTTAAAATTAAAAATCTTATTCATATATTCTCCAACGAAAAACGGGCCGGACTTTGTGGGTGCCGACCCGTTATATTTTCAATGTCTCCTAAATCTTAAAGGTTTGTACCAGACATAACCGATGTCGATCACCTCCTAATTAATCGGTTATGTGGTTTACACAGCAACTACACGTACAACCTGCGGAACAACTGCACATACATACCTCCGGTTGATGGTGAATTACTTAATTGTAACCTTTGTACTTTCTGGCTCCTTTGTCAATTTTTGGATAGTAATTGTCAATAACCCATTATCAAACTTTGCACCGACTGCTGAGGCATCCAATTGGTCACCGAGCTTAAATGAACGACTGAACGAACTACGCTTGAGTTCACGAAGCAGATAAACGGATTTATCAGTTTGCTCGTTCAATTGTGATGCACCACCTGAAATAGTCAAGACGCCTTCCTTGACTTCAATATCAATTTCATCCTTTTTGTAACCAGCGAGTTCCGCTTCAATAACTACAGCTTCGTCGTTCGTAATAACATTGACCTTTGGATATGCAGACTTTCCAAAAGGTTCTGCCCCAAAATGTTGAAAGAGTTCGGGGAAATCTCTCCGAGCGAATTCATCAAACATCTTGTCAAACGTGCTGATGAAGTTGTCCCGATTGTTCAAAACCGTTGACCCGAATGGGCGAAATACTAAATGAGTCATAAAATGACCTCCAATGTTATGTACCCTCACTATTGAGCGGTACGGTTTATTGACCCCGCATTGTGCGCAGGTCTAATATAAATATAACCGTCCAAGTCATTTTGAACGGTTATATTATATGTTAATTTTTAGAATCGTGAATTATCGTTTTCACATTGACTGGACATATGGTCAGCCCAATGAATAATACGTGGAAGATTCGTTTTCATCGCGTACGGGGCGTAGTTGACTAAGTATGCTTTTGAACCATCATCATATAATCCGTCAGATAACTTAATACCCAACCATTCCTTTTGTGTGATTTCAATTCCATACTTTTGCAAGAGGAACAATGCGCGGTCGGGAACCTTCATATATTGAAGATTATCATTCTGCTTGTAGAGTTCACCGCGTTTCCGATGCCAATCAGAATCTTGGTCAACATAGTACGGACCTTCGTTGGGATTTCCAAGCTTACCCAAATCGTGATGGATTGCGGCGAAAATAAGTTCCTGCTTGGTGAAGTCTACATCACCACCAATCTTCTTGTATACGGAAGAGAGATGTAGCGCTGTTTCCGTAACTCGAAGTACGTGGTCAAGATATCCGCCGGGAAACGCATTATGGAAATACGTCTTACCAGAAGCGGGAGCGGTTGACAACTCACCGTTAAAATCTTCATACATTACCAAGAGCTTTTCCGCACGGGAATCAGCCTTGATATACTCCATAAACTTTTCGTACTTTTCTGCGAGCTGTTCTTCCGTAACCATTGTGTGTATCCTTGTTTAATTTTGATATTGGCGTTTCTGTTGCCTAGTCCACAATTCAAATATAGTAGGTGCTGTCGGAATTTTCAAGAGGGTCATATTAATATCTTCTAATAGATGATATGCCTTCTTGTTATTGCACGAATTACAGCACGTGACTACGTTTTCCCAAATATCCCGACCACCGATGTGACGCGGGAGTACGTGGTCACGGGTCAAGAATTCGGCAGACCGCATTTGTTGCTTATTTCGACCGCAGTACTGGCAAGTGTACTGGTCACGAATAAATAGATTTCGTTGTGTCAATAGTGCTTTAGTCCGAAATACCATACGACCCTTTACGAATTGCTTTAACACAATGCTCGTAGGAACAGGAAACGTCTGACTCGGTGACCGCACCACCAACTCTGGATGTTCTTCGACAATCAGTGCTTTACCTTCAAGATAAAGAATGAGTGCTCGTTTGGATGATACAATTGTAATCGGTTCGTATGTGGCATTTAGAACTACGCATCGCGCAGATTCAAATCCCATAACTACTCCGTAGGTTTTTCGTTTATTACTTGTTCAATCTTCCACTTCTTTAACAAATCACGTGCGAATGCGGCGTATTCATATTCTTCTGCTTTCGAGAAATGCCCAATCGCATCTTCAATAACCTTTGCATAATCCGCTTTACGAACCATCGCTACGTTTTCATTGTTTCCGCCAAATGAGAACAATTCTGTCTTGTCCTTATTGTTCTTTATCGCGCTGGAAATACTCAATACCATGTAGCGATATACCAAAATCTCGTTGTCCTTTAAAAATTGTTGAATGACGGGAAACGACTTGGTTGGTAATTTTAACATCACTTTCTCCGCTTAGGACTCTTCTTTTTTACTACCTTCTTCTTTGTTGTAACTTTTTTTTCTTTCTTGGGTTTAGGAGCTTCTGGGGTAACTATTTCCCCGGTGTCCTTTCCCTTTATAAATACTCGACCGTCTGTATGAACGTACCGAGCCTTCAATGCCCAACCACGGGGAAACTTTTCACCGACTGACTTGGGTTTAATACCTTCTGGCGGAGCGACTTGTTTCTGTACACAATATGCACAGGTAACTGCTCTAATATCGCTTGCCACCGACACAGTAACAAGATTACATCCCTGACATACCAGAGCTTTACGTTCCATTACGTGTAACTTACCGCCTGTGAACTTTGTAACCTTTTTCTTTAGCATTATCTACCTCTGTGACGTTTCCAGTATTTGTACTTGATTGTCCATACCCGATGTAAGTCCATCAGATAGGGGCGTGACCACGAATCTTCCCCAACATCTATTATACCTTGTTGGAAGTCTCTTATAAGTTTACGTGCTTCCAAAAGCTTTGTCAAGTCGTTAGCATTTCTTACTTGTTCAAATATAACTTTATATTCTTCAAGGATACATTGCCGACGAAGTGACGTATCATATCGCTCTTCCTTGAAAAAAAGTTTACGAATCTGTCCAAGAATTTTTTTGTACATAGGCTACTCCAAAAAAATTGTGATTCGTAACTATTAGAGTGGACCTGCAGGGAGTCGAACCCTGGTCCGAGACTGCTTCTTCCTAAACTTTTATGTACGTAGTTCTTTGTATATTTTCGTCCCCCTCTCGACAAAGAACAAACGTAAGGTTGACTTAGGCTACGTTCCGTTTGATGTTAGTTACCAGCCGTCACCAACACTACACCACATCTATGAACGATAGTAACCCTATGTGGGTCAGATTACTTCGTCAGGCTGCTTACGCAGCGAGGGCTAATTGATTGCCAGTTGAAAATTTCGGTCTGTTTTACCAGTCTTACCAAACTGGGTACAAGATTTAAGCCTCTACATCCCGTCGAAACCGGTCAGGCCCTATTTTACATCAAATACTTTGTCAGTTACCTTCCATATTCCTGTTATGCCGAACACTCGTTGATACATTGAGATATCTTTAATTCGTCTATTAGATGGGTCGTATACTGTTCCGTCTTTTAACATCACAACTGCATGCATTCCAGGCGGATTGCTTGACCATACATCTACTATGTGAATTGGAGCGAATGGGTTGACGGGCCACTTCGGAATTAACAACTTATTAGGTTCGTATTCGTGACTGATTCGTTGTATTGCATATCCATTTTTTGATAGGTACTGGTCAACGATACCATCTTCTACGCCTTGATATCGACCTTCATTTTCCCAATGTTCGTATATTTCTTTGATGACTCGTTGGAGAGTTTTGCCTGTGACCATAGCGAGACACGCAGGGACACAACTATTTGTCAACGTTGCTTTTACGTATTTCGTTGGTTTCTCCATAACCGCTCCACAATAGACGTATATTTAAATATCAAATATATAAGGTTTACTTCCGTTTTCCTTCCTTTTGACGGGAAATTTGTTCCTTCAACGCATCTACATAGCGTTGACCAAGTGCTTCAGCTTCCTTCATAAAATCTTCTGTTTGTACTAATACATTTAATTCGTTCGGATGCATAATAACCTCCTTTTAGGTAAAAAGGGGACTCCATCTAACGACAGAATCCCCTTGAAGAGCGGTTCCACGGAGTTGCACCGGACCTGTAAGCTGGACGCCTACCGTGCTATCTATTACACTAGAACCGCAAAAAAGGTAGGGACCGGCGTTCAAGAGTATGTCCCATTTTAATTTCCCCGTTTTCTAGATTCGCCGTGGGAAACCTTAAAAAATTACTTAGCTGCTTCGCCTTCTGCTGGCTTTACTTCTGCTGACTTGATTGAATCGGTGTCAAGCTTTGCAGTCGAATCGGTAATTACAATCGGTGCGGCAGTGCTATCTGCTGCAACTTCGCCTTGTGTTTCCTTTGCTGCACATGCTGAAAGACTGATTACTGCGACTGCGAGAATGAACTTGTACATTGTGTACGCTCCATAAAAAGTTAATGTAACCTACTTCGAGTTGCCCCCCGTGGATTCGAACCACGATTAGCGGATCCAAAGTCCGCAGTCCTGCCATTGAACGAGAGGGCAATACGGGGGATGTGTTGAAAGATATCAGCTTTCTTGTCAACAATATATAGGCGGACACACCACTTCGTCAAGCTTCCCCAACCGCCTGCTTGTTTATCCATGCGCTAAACGAGCAAAAAAGCGTCTATTCTTAACGTCAATAGAACCCGCCCTATCATTTTAAAGTCTTTCCATTCGCCCGAAGGCTATTTACGAGGTGAAAGGTAGGGAAACGGCCTCGGATAGAACTAATGCTTACGTTTTCTGTTTTTCCAACGATTGTTTCGTTTCTTTGAGCCAATCTTACGACGACCCTTACCGCATTTTTTTGGATGTGGCATATGTAACTCCTTGAACGTTCATACCGCCAAGGGGAATCGAACCCCTCTTCATGCCTTGAAAGGGCATTGTCCTAGCCGATAGACGATGGCGGCATATTCTAGCCGATAGACGAACGCGGCGTATGAATTAATACTAATACATCTACTTCTATTTGTCAAGTCCTATGCTCTCGGAGGGAGTCGAACCCTCATGCCGTAGCGCTGGAGTTTGAAGCCAGTGTGTCTGCCAATTCCACCACAAGAGCGAAGAGCGGGCGATGGGGCTCGAACCCACAACATCCAGCTTGGAAGGCTGGAACTCTGCCAATTGAGTTACACCCGCAATTTATGGACGAGGAGGGATTCGAACCCCCGAAAAGCCGCTGTGTAAAAGCGGTGCACTAGGCCACTATGCGACTCGTCCGTTTTTGTATCTACCAGACTTATACTTTTGTAAATAGCTATTTCTTTTTGTAGTTTTTTTATTTCTTGTAACCCAAGTTTCTGTTTGAGAATGGCAGTTCGGACACAATAAACGTAAATTGTTTGGAAAATTATTATCGGAATTGCCGTCTATATGGTCAACTTGTAGTGTTAGTGCTTTACCATTGTAGGTATCCGATATACCACATTCTGTACACACATATCCTTTGGTTTCTTTTAGATAACGTCTTAAAGTATTTGTTTGTCTTACTTCTCCACGTTCTACTTTTGGCATAGTATCGTTGTATACCTTATACAACCCTTGACATGCGTTACTACAATACTTTCCAGTGCTTTGTGATGGTGAATAACTAAATTCTACTTCACACTGCAAACACTTTCCTTTCATAAAATCTCCAAGTTAGACCTTCTACTTATAAATAGTGGGTATAACTTGAAAACATCACTGCTTGAACTATACCTTAAATATATACCGGTCCGGCTCAATTGTCAAGGGGTCTATATAAATAGGTTATATTATCAGATTCCGTTCGGAGTCATAGACCATAAAATCTTTTGTACCGACGTAGTATGCAAATATATAGTACTTTCCACTTCGGCTTTAAACTTTTCCATAGTTTCATATTTACACAAATTGCCGTTTTTAACCATTTTAAATACACCGACTTCATCCATTATATCCAGCTTATTGATAATAAGCTCAGTAACGCCGTTGATGTTAATTGCTTTGATAACACCGTCTAAATTTAACCACCGAACCTTACGCTTACGTCCCGTGGTGGCACCGAATTCACCACCAACTTCCTGAATCCGTTGAAGGTCGGTATCATTCTCGTCTTGGAACGTAGTCTTAAATCCAGAATATGTTTCATATGCCTTCATAATTCCGATGACTTTACGAAGTTTTTGTGGTTGAATCCCATTTAATATTGCGGAACCCACCGTACAATGAGAACTTGTAACATAAGGATAATCGCCCCAATCGATGTCAATCTGAAATCCTTGAGCTCCTTCACAGAGAATACGACGGGGTACCCGATTCACATATAGTACATCATAAATGTCAACTACTCTAAAATCGTTGTACATTGATGTATTAATGTCACCTATACGAGTTCCTTTACGTGCATACTTGTCACGATATGCGGGGCCGATACCTTGACGAGTTGTACCAATCTTCAAATCAAGACCATCTTCCTCTATGTGATAACCAAATACGACATGTGCACGTTTGTCAACCATTATCAATCCGTCAGTATAAATACCTTGAGATTTTAGTTGACGAACCTCATCAATTAATTTTGGAATATTAACAACACACCCTAGTCCAATAATACTTGGAATACCAAACAGTACACCAATCGGAACTTGATGTGTGACGACTTTTTGTCCATTGTGGTATACGGTATGACCTGCATTTGCTCCACCGTTATACCGAATCATCAGGTCATAATTGTTGGCAAGTGCGTGAGCAACTTTACCCTTTCCCGTATCACCTGCTTGTAAATCTACGATTACATCAGCGTATTGAATCATAACCTTTATCCTCTATTAGATACTATCTACTTTAATTCGTGTCATATCAAACAAGTCACCAGGATCTTTCTTCCGTGGTCGTGGAAACGCGACTTGTGCATGCGTATACAGTGGCTTTCCACGACTATCTGGATATCGTTGGTGTAACATTGTAATCAACGATTGTAAACTTGCGTATTGTTTATCGGTGTATGGAGTAGTATTTCTACCTTGCAAACAAATACCGATACTAAAATTATTCCAATTGACCAACCCATCAAACCAAGAAATTCCCGCATGTTTTGCAACATATTTTGGGTCAACAAATTGATATATCTTTCCACTTTTGTCTATAAAATAATGATAAGACAATCTACGACGACGAAGAACTTGGTGTGTCGTTCTTGCATCCATATTTCCACCGTCATTATGTATAACAATTACGTTATTTGTTGTATCTCGTAATGTTTTTGATGGAAGTGGTAATTTTGCGATAGGCACTGCCTGTAATGCTAGTGCAAATAGTAAAATTTTATACATAAGAACCTCCATAAATATAAAATGGGGATTAACAGATTGTCAACCCCCACCTATATAACTATCTTTTAAAAAGAAATTACTTTACTAAATTATAGAATTCCTTAAAGTGCTTGATACGGTCATCAAGTCCGATTGTTCCACCGTTTACCTTCTTGGTAATTGCGGTCACTTCTACGTCGGTTGCTCCCTTATCTGCAATTTCATTTAACTTACGTGAGTTCCAGAACCATGCTGCTGAAAGAAGTGGATACTTGGTTGCTACGAGGTCTGGATTTGCGGTGATATCTTCTGCGACCACCTTATCAAATGCTGAATAGTTGTCCTTCCCAGTTAATTGAATATATCCACGACCACGGAACTTGTAACCTTCACCACTTGCTTCTGGACCGTTACCCATACGTCCGCCATAAATCTTGTTTGCAATCTTTTCTGGCTTACGTTCGTATTCTGCTGCGAGTGCATCGGTTGGAAAATACTTTGGGAAGATACCACGAAGTCCCTTTGCCCCATAGTTCAAGTTTTCATTCACTGCCTTGAAGTTACCAGATTCGTGACCGCATTGTGCGAGGAAATGACAGAGACGAAGTGGAGTGTTGATTTGAAACTTGTCCATTACTTCTGGAATTTGAGCAATAACTGCGTCTGGAACGTGACCTTTGAGCTTACTGATGTCCATACGTTTCTCCTAATTGGTTAAGATTGTGATACATCATTCAACGCCCAGAACATCAACTTTTGGGTATAGAGTTCTGAGGAATGGTCTTGTGTGTCTCCCATAATTAACTTGAAAATGCCATGTGGCATTAACAAAGATAAGATGCGAGTCCAACTAATTTTTCTATCATATTCAACCGTAACCTTTCCAGCACTACTAATATGATGCATGATACCACAGTGATAATAAAATGGTGAGAATGGTACTTTTGTTACAATGTCACCGTCATTAACCCAACGATGATGTACCAATTGAGTATTAAATTCATCAATATACACACGATTGCCAACACGTGGACTACCATACGTAAATAATGTTGGAACTTTCATAGAAATATCAAGGACACAACGACGAGCCATCAAGGTTGCCATAGCAGCGCCTAAACTATGTCCCGTCATCCATAAAGTCTTCTCTTTTGTTTCTTTAATATGACTCTTGATTGGTTCCCAAATCTTATCAGTATAGTTTCTGAATCCACGATGAACCAATCCGATGCCTGTTCTGGATGGTACGCGGTCAATGTTTAAATCGGCTTTAATATCATTCCGTTCTTTGACTTCAGTACCACGACAGACTATAACAATATCTACATCGCTCTCAATTACGTATGCGTTACTACCATCATTCCCATAATATGTGATTTCAGTAAATCCTGCTTTCTTAAATAACTTTTTTGCGTCTTCTGGTTTTTGATATGCTAAGTTACTGAGTCTTGCAAATAATGCGCTTTGTTCTGAAAACGGTAAATCTTTAATCATAATAACTCCTTATAGTGTTACCCGAGAACCGATGAGTAAAAAGTGTAGAGGTTTTCCTGTTGACGGAACCATTACTCTGTGTGCCCCAGTCATACCAAATCGCTTGGTAATCTTATAGTCTACTGAGTTACCAATCATTGCACTGAGTTGGTCACTAAAGGTAAACTTTGTCATCTCGTTATATGAGACTGGTGCACCCAGTAAAAATACTTGTGGCGAAAGTGTTGCTCGTTCGTTTAATTGAATTGGATTGTGCATCCAAAATGCCGCAAGTGATGTTGCATAACTGATTGCGGTTTTCTTTTCCATTTTGTCGGGAATTGCTAAAATAATGACGTTACCACTTACTCCAACCACACCCCATTTTGGGTCGGGTTTAACCCACGTTGCACCTGCCATATTCATCCATGTCCCTTTGAGATATGCAGTGGTGTTGGCATAAGACATAATATGTTTTAGTTTACCTTTCTCAAACTTCATCTTAGAATATGATGCGTTGATAGCTCCTTGGTCAAATGTCAACCAAAGAATACCAGTGACCCCATAACTCTTATCACCTGCTAATGAAGATTGAGAAACACCCGTGGTCAACATTGCGGTCAAACTACCATCTGGATTTTGACCGGTTGTTAAATCGGATGCTACCAATAAAGGATTAACATTTTCACCACCCTTTTTCTTTTCTTCTTTCTTTTCGTCCTTCTTCTCTTCAGACTTTTCTTCAGACTTAGATTCAGATTTACTTTCTTCTGACTTTGATTCTGATTTAGATTCCGATGAAGATTCTGACTTAGCCTCGGCTTTAGCTTCTGCTGGTTTAGATTCTGCCGCGGGTTCTCCACCACCACTTGATGTGGGTGCTGGTTCTGACGATGAACTAGAAGGAGCAGGAGTAGAGGACGAACTACTAGATGGTGCGGGTGCTGCTGGTGCCGCAGGTGCTGCAGGAGCAGCGGGGGTTGGTGTCGGTGGTGGTGTAGATGGAACTGGTACCGACGCCGCGGCTGAAGTTGCCGCAGAAGATGCTGCGCTACTTGCTGCCGAACTTGCTGCGGAAGAAGCGGCAGACGATGCTGCTGCACTAGCTGCCGCTGACGCTGCTGCCGCAGCTGCTTGGGTTGCTGCTTGGGTTGCAGTTTGTGTAACAGTTTGGGTAACTACAGGATTATTAACGGTGGGACATGGAACATTAACCGTGACTTGGTTAATCCACACTAATAATTCACCTGCTTGTGCTTGTGCCGCAGTAAAAATTTTGGATTGACCACGATACGAAATCAGTACTCCAGGCCCATTAATAGGAAATGTGGCGGTCTGGACTGTATTTGTACACGGGTCAACCCAAGTTTGTACTACGACTTGAGCTTTACCACAACTGGATGCTATGAAAATCATAGCGAGGGCGATAAGTAGTCTCAATTGTTTCATTTCTTAAGTTTAGCAATACTGTCTAACTTAACCATATGCATTTCAAAAGATACACTCTTTTCTGGTACATTTGGGAAGACGTATGCGGTGGTTTCATTCAACTTCTTAACATAAATAACTTTCCAACAGTGGGTTGGAATAGATAATTGCTTAACCTTTTTTGCTTCCCCAACACAACCTGCCTTGACTTGAACAGAATCGTGCATTTTTGCTAATTCACGAGTCCATTCTTCAAGGTTTTTCCATTGACCACGGTTGAGACCTGGGTATTGTGGAGCCATATTAGTAAAGAAGAAACTTTCTTCCATCACATCAGCACCCTTACAACGGTTATCTGCTGCTGGTGCTAAATGTCCACGGTCAAACCCAGAACCCACATAATCATCTGCAACATCACTTTCTTTTTTAAGTAGTGGGTCTGGAATAAACTTGTCTTTTCGTGCTACTGGATTTACACATTCTAATCCATCTTTTGTCACCCACCACTCCACCTGCACTGGATACTTTTTACTTTTCGAAAACACCGTAGTATAATTCTTGTGTTTTAAAGTAACTTCATCTTGTGCTTGGAGTGGGAGTGCAAAAAGAACTAATAATAGTAGTTTTTTCATTAGTCTTTCTTTTTTCCTGTTGCCTTCTTTGCACGTGGCTTACGAACCTTCTTCACCGCTTCGGCAGCTACCTTAACATCCTTAAGGTCAACCTTACCATCGTTGTTAACGTCGAGTGCATTTACAGCAACTTCACCTACTTTAGCAACTGCTGCTTCAACCTTCTTAACATTTCCCACAAGTGGTGTAATTGGTTGGTTTGCTTTTCTGGTTAGAACAAAGGCAACTGCTGCTGCAAGTAATAACAAAACAAAAATTGTAGTCATAAAAACTCCTTAAAGGTTAAAAAATACGTAACAATTATGATTTAAAAATTCCCTTACGAACCATTCTGGTAACAATCTTTGCGGAGGCATCTTCCAATGCTTTCTTTGTTGTTGTACCAATCGTACTTTGATTAAATTTGATTTCACCAAAGTTATCATCATTCATAAGGGTTAATTCACGAACGGTCTTTGCTTCACCCAACCCAGAACCCGTAAAGTATTCACCAGTTTCTGCATCAACAAACTTGACTTGTAAACCTAAACGGGTGACTACCTTATTCTTAACACCATCTTTTAAGTTAATAGTCTCATCTTCACTAACTGAGAAATCATACACTTCAATATATACAAAATATTCTGCCAACTTAATCTTTCCACGACCATCTAACTTATTTTCTGTAATACCAGATTGTGATGCCTGGAATTGCTTTACCATTCTGTTCTTGATTTCTGTCTTATCTTCTGTAAAGGTAAAACGATTTGTTTCTTCCAAGTATTCTACAACGATATTGGTAACCCCAAGACCAACACGTTTGTCTTTGAGTTCTGGATACATTGCGAACACTTCTTCGTTGATACCGATGTTCAATAATTGAACAGGAATCTTTGGTCCATCATAATCCATCAATGAATCAATATTAACTTTTTTTTCAAATGATGCACGATACTCTTCGGTCTTGGTTGAACCAACTACTTGTGCCGAAAGAAGTGTTGGGACTAATAGTAGTATTAATAATTTTTTCATTATTCTTCCCCTTCACCAGCCTTTGCTTGCTTGACTGCGGTTGGTGAAAACTTTTCTAAGCCAGCAATACCAAACGAACCAAGTGTAATAATCATAAATGAGTTATACACAAATTCGTGAATTTCTAATGGCATACCCATAACACCAGTTACGATATCTACAATTGAATACAACGTCATAACTGCGAAAGACAAGAAACCAATTACTGTTTTTTCATTATATTCATTATTATCTTTGAAGATTTGCGAAAATCTTGCTAACATAGTTTCTTGCACTTTCTTTGCGTCCATATTAACCTCCTAGTGTATTTGAGAAGGATTGACCATCTTCTTCATCCATCTTTTGTACTAACATCTTGTCCTTATCGGTGTCCGAGAACCAGTAATCGATAATTTTACCATAGGAACCGATAAAGGCACCTAACATAAGGAGGAGAAGTTCTTTCCATTCTCCGTCAATTGCGGTTTGATTGTATACTGCCATGGTGATACCACCGACGATTAACATAAAGGTGATAAGAACAATTGCGGTGATGTTCCAACGACGGGCCATCATCTTGAACAACATTTCTTGGAACTTACTTTCTTGTGATGCTGGCTTTTCTATTGTAGTCATTGGTGTTTCCTCAATTGGGGTATCATCTAAAACCGATGATTCAGTTGGTTCTGTAACTTCTTCTTCGTATCTAGACATAATTTATTACCACTTTGGTTCTGCTTTTGTCCAATCGTCCTTCTTTGGTGCTGGCTTTGCCGCCGGTGCTGCTGCACCACCGCCTGAACCACCCTTGACTGTGTTGTTATTTTCAAGGTTGATAACTACTGGTGCAGCTGCCGGTGGTGGGGTTGTTGCTGCTTCATCGCCACCCATTAATTGCTTACCAACTACACCTGCGATTGCGGTCACAATAATGGTTACTAAACCAATGATTGCGTTCTTTAATCCACCGCCTGAACTTTCTTCTGACATAACGTTCTCCTATTGTTTGTTGATGATTACTGGAATCTTGACAACGTTGCCAGAGACATCCAGTAGGTTTAAGTCATAAGAACCATTTTTAATCTTGGTGTAATCAAGGTCAATTACTTGATTTACTTTATCTGCAGTAAATCCTTCAATTGCTAATACCCTACCATCAATACTGGTAAGTTGTAGACTATACAACGCACCTGGTGTGACTTCAACTAATACCGATGCGTGACCATTCGTAGTCGTAACTTTTTGTGTTCTAAACTTAGTGGAGGTTGATGTCACTCCCAAATCAAGTGGTTTACTCATATCTGGATTAAAAATATTATTGTCGTAGCAACCAATTACCAAAAGGGAAATTATCCCGTATCGTAAATAGTTTTTCATATTGCTCCTTATCGAAAGTTACTGATACCGACCAAACGGATTACAGTAGAGGAAAGGTTAATACCAACCTGATTACCTTTATTGTCTGCTGCGTCCATAACCTGTGTCAAAACCACAGAGGTGTTTAGGTCTACACCAGCCTTCAATGCTACGAGTTGTAACTTGAATGGGGTGAGATTTGCTCCTGTTAATGGGTTCTTTAAATCTTTATCAACTGCACCAAAACGAACAGTTCCGTCCACCATTGGATGAACGAACGATACCCAACTTGGAGTATTAATATTCATTTTCACAAACTTCACCAATGTTGGGTCATACTTGACTTCATATTGTAAACCAGATAATACGATACCCTTTGTATCTACATTGAAAGGAATGTTAATAGTATCACCTGTAACTACTACGTTGTTGACCTTTGTATCAATACTTTGACCACTTGGAACCACCAAATTACCCCAACCGTAAATCGCTGCTTGTTGTTCTGTGACCAATGAAGAATGTGATAGGTTCACATCACCCTTCAATGCGTAACGAAGGTCAAGGGTTTGTTCACTTGTAGTGGTTCGTGCGTGAACGTATCCTGATGTTTTATTACTGAACTTTGCATTGATGCGAAGTGCGTAATCTACATTTTGATTATTGACATTTCTAATATTATTATTGAATGCTGATGTGCCATTTGTTGCTTTGGTGAAACTTGACGCAATCTTATAGAATGCCCAACTTGCATCACTTGACATAAAGGTGACAGGTCCGTTATACACATCAAGAATATTCATCCACTTCACAGATGAAGGTGTGACACCTGCTGGGAACTCACGCATGTCCACATAGAATCTGGTTTGACCTGCACCATATCCATTGAGATTGATGATGGCATATTCTGTTTGACCTGGAATGATATCAATGGTCTTGCCTGTCATCAAATCATTCCAGTTGGTCAATGGTGTGTTGTCGTAATCTGCTCCGTGGAACAATGGAATACTGATACTACAGTTTGCTGCACATCCTGCTGGTGGTGCCATAATGGTATCCAATCCAGTTACGGCGTTGAATAACACTTGAACATCCCCACCATCAAATACACCATCATTATTGACATCTGCTGCCCAATACTTCATACCCTTGTTGATGTTGTTGTTCTTAAATGTACGGTCAAGATTTTGGGTAATCCATTCTTGTTGTGCTGCGGTAAAGTCAGAGATAGTGGTTGCTGCCAAACTCAAGGGTGCCAAACTATCTGCTGGTAATACTAATCGGAACTTGTATGGTGAGTTCACTTGCAATTGTTGTGCAAAAGCAAACTGTCCGTTTCCACCCACTGCTGCATTAGCAACTTCTGTGGGTTGTACCAATGTATCAGTAATAGACAACCGCATCAAATTTTTCAATCCTGCGGTAGTATTTGCACTATGTTTTACTTCACCAACAATCAAATTATTTGCGTTTGGTGCTAAATTAATCCAGACACCCTTGGCTCCAACATTTTCTGTATTGGTCATGGTTTGACCATTCACATCATATCCAATGGCAAAGTTCATGTATACTGAATCGTATGGAAACCCCGCATCCGTCTTGGTGATTCTGAAACGGAGTTTGATGTATGTGGCGTGTTCCATGTTGGCGGCACTGGACACATTCACTTGAATACGATTGATAGCATGATACGGAACTGTAGTTTGATTACAGGTGTATTGTGCGTTTGCGTAATTGTTCCAACCATTTGTTGTCGTGTTTTGTGCTGTTCTGTTGAACTTACAATTTGGATAATAGTAGTTGGTGTAGGTAAAATTGGCTCCTTGCGGAATACCTGCACCTGGTTGTACATCCAACAATGTGATGGCATCCTTCTGATGTTGAAAATCAAAGAACACCGAACGAATCGTGGAGAAGTTTGGGTTCAACTTCACTTCCAAAGAAATCGTATCATTTTTTACAATTGGACCACCATTAGTATTGGTACTGATGGTGTTTGCGCCCCACCAAAGTGCGGGTTGCGCTTCTACTTTGACGAATGGCAGAAGTAGAAGAACTGCCATTAAAATGTTTTTCATATTACTCCGATAGTTTGTTAATCAAGCTCTCACAAGATTTCTTCAAGGCGTTTGAGAGACTTGTTTGGTTGAATTTGCCGCCTTCGTCAATTAACAAAGTAGACATAGAAATTTCCGAGGAACTTTCCTCAACAACCACGGGTTTCCCCTTCTTACCATTAACAACCATTGTTCCACGCAACCGTATCACAACCGTTTCTGCGTTTGAATGGAACACGGAGACATTCTTCTTGGTGGTCAGTACATCCAAGAATATAATTTCAACTTGAAGTCTTGCTGGTGATTTTGGATTTAAGTTATATTCCTTTTCCAACAAGAATTCTTCAAGGATATTTTTTACACCAAATTCAAGACCACGATTTCCTGCTACTGGACCAATCACGACAGAATTGGTCACTTTTTCAACAAATATTTCTTTTTCTTGTGCATAAGCGGGGGTGGTTAATAACCAAAAAGCACCCCAGGCGGCATAAAAATGGTTCTTCATAAAATGTCTCCAAATGTAAAGTAGACAATTAGATAAAGAACCTATTTAATAAAAATATTCCAACGTAAACATAAATATCACGTTGGAATACATTAAAATCAATTATAATATACTATTTACCGAAGTTTCAAAGACAAACCAATGTAGGTATCAATATCTACAGGTGGTAAATCGATGTTAGTTAAAACAATTTCCCGTATTACATCCTTGGGTTGGTTTTCCCAGACAACCCTGTGGACTTTTTCTTCGAAAAATTTGTTATGTTCTTCTAAATCAGTAAAATCCATCGACTTTCTACACGCCAAACAGAATTCTTCTCTAGGAAACACAAATCCATATTTACAGTTTATCGTCGGCGAGTCTGTCTTATACCCGCAGCCTTTAATATTTTTTATGGCCAATTCAAAATTATCACCATATATCCAGTGGTCACAATGAACAAAGTTTCCAAATTTCAAGGTGGCGGTTCCCAACCTATGACCTAGGCCCGACGCGGCTATTTCTGCTTGTCCCCACAGTGGATTTCCTTTTAGTTCTTGCGGTTCATTATTTTCATCTATAAATTCACCAAGCGGGAAAATCCCTACATCATAGTGTGTTTGATTTCTACGGACGGTCGGATTATTACCATACTCCCGTTTGTTTAAATATAAAAACTTTTCAGTTTCTTTTTTAATATTGTCCCGACGTATCCAATATCCGTAACCATATTGGCGGTCATCAATATCATGCTGATACCGGCGTAGTTGTATCTGGTCAATAGAGGTATCTTCGTCCAATAACTGTATACAGTCCATCAACCATTCGGTACCAAACCCGCTGATGGACTTTGGTAGTGTTACCCAATCTCCTTCCAAAAATAAGGAGTAGTCATAATTTTTTAGATGCTTATTAAGAGCGTTGATTCCGTATCCCACACCAAGATTTTTTCCAGTGTGATGTAATTCGAAATCAATAATGTGTCCCCATTTTTCTTTCATTTCATAGAACACTACATCGTTTGGACCACCGCTAGGACCATTGTGGTAGATATACCACTTAGTTCCTTGAGCAACGGCTGTATGTTCCATAAATGTATTTATGGTCAATCGTAAAAATTTATCTCTATTATCTGCGTCATGGGTCAGTGTACCGATGGCGAATGTACTCATAGTGTAACCCTCTTAATCCAACTAGTATCCACAAACGTTTGGTCTGGATATCCTATAGTTTCTATTATGCCGTCCATCACCCCTTGATATACCGGATGGTAATCGTGTCCCGCTATAAACCCACCAGACTTTATCAAAGGGTAGTAATTTTTTATATCTTTTTTAATCTGGTCATACGTATGTAATCCGTCTATATAAATAAAATCAAACTTTTGCGTAATCAAATCTCGAATCGCAAAGTCTGATAGTTTCTTTATGAGTTCTATATTGTTGTATGGCGTGATATTCTTGACAAACACAGAGTATACGTCCGCTAAATCCATAAACTGGCATGTGATGTCGTTTACATCGTAGTCATTTAAATACGGGTCAATTGCAATTACTCGTCTAAAATGTTTAGCAAAGATTACCGTAGATTCTCCCGCATAAGAACCTATCTCTACCATATCCATTTCTTTTGTATTGGCAAATGAATTAACGTAACGAATTAAATCTTCTAGTCCCCTAGAATATAATTCATCACGCATCACAAATAACTGATTTTTGTTTGACATAAATTTACAGTAAAATTGGAGAGTCCGCGAGGAGGGACTTGAACCCCCATATCTTCCGCATATAAGGCGGCTGCCTTCACCATTTAGCTACTCGCGGGTTATACTGCGATGCACCCCGTGGGCAACGATCCCACAACCTATCGGTTAAAAGCCGAGTGCTCTGCCAATTGAGCTAGGGGTGCGTACTTCTTAAGTATACTACATTATGGGATGTTTGTCAAGTGGAGTGTCGGCTCAGGTCGCTTGTCACAATCTACATTTCATATTCCACCAACTCGGTTTCCCGTTTCGCGGCGTAGATTTTGGAATTTTGTGTGACACCCTCAGTGACCGACTAAGTGGACAGTGTGGGAATCGAACCCCTCGAATTCCGTGCAAAGGAATCATGCACCCATTACATCTCACCGCCCAAATTTACTTCTAATATACTCTTCAACAGTTTCTAGAATAAGCCCTTTGTATTTACTATGCATATACTGATGATGCGTAGGACACATTGGAACTCTCTCCTATATAACCATGCTCCCGGCGAGACTCGAACTCGCAAACCTGTTCAGGTGACAGATTTTCTTACCACTATAGCTTTCGCTACCGTTACCGTTTGTGGTCTGGACTATCCCTTCACCATAGTATTTCTACTTTAGGTGTGTGCCGTCTAGTCTCTACACCTTCCCCGTTGGGGCTTGGCTCGGGATTGGCAGTTAAGCTTTCCCCGAATTTGACACATTCTACTTCTACCGTTTCCGATAGAGCACTCAATTATCTAAGTCTGTTGTGTATACCGATTCCACCACAGGAGCTTAACAACTTATAACATCTTTGGTAGTTTCCTCCTTTTGGAGTCAATCCTACTTTATTCAGTGCTACTCTAATACTAACTTCAGTTTGTAGTGCTGTCAAGAGGGTTTGGTCGTCAACTTTTATTTTTCCAGAGTTTACGTTTCTTCCTCTCCACGTTTTGGTCATTGAATGGCAATTAGGACATAATAATTGAAGATTTTCCCTAGTATTATTTTTTCTATCTCCATCTTTATGTTCTAATTCTAAAGTAATTTTTTCTCCTAACCAAGTTTTTTTATTACAAGATTCGCATTTATGACCACGTTCAGAGATTAGTACTTCTTTATGGCTTCCAGTACCACCATACTCAAACTTAGTATTTGAATAATTACCTTTGTTCCAATTCATTTTTGCTTTTACTTCATCTGATAAATTTTTATATCTCTCGGAATGATTTATTTTACCAGATTTTACAGCTTCTCGTAAAGCAGTTGAGTTTTTCTTTTTGTTTATTGGACATTTGTTTGCACTTACTTCGCAACACCACTTTTTATTTTTTAATTGCGACGTTGCTTCTTTACCACATCCATAATCACACAACATATCGTTCTCCTTTTTGGTATACACAACTATAAATAGTATTGTGTATACCAAAAACACTGCTTTCGGATAAAAAATCCTCCCATTGGGGTAGGGAGGAACCTATCTATCATCTTGATTGTCATCCTCAACCAAGTTTATCTCTTCATTTGACGCTCATCTCGTCGGAAACTTCCCCTGTGCCGTTACGGTGGCATCTCACAACGAGGGTTCAAAAGGAGCGGGGGCGGTATACACCAATCCAACCCCGGATAGTCCCGCAACTACTTCCCTTCACCTTTCAATCACTCAACACCTTAAATATACATAAGGTGAGCTTGTTTGTCAAGTCCCACCTTAATATATAGTATTTAACTGGGTTTTATGTCAATAATATAGTATTTTGATATATCATTGACACCAACGGAAGCGGTGAGATTCGAACTCACGGTGGTTTTAACTATTTACGGAAGGTGAGGGATTCGAACCCACATGACCGATTAAGGTCGTCGGTTTAGTAGACCGGTGCACTACCGTTATGCGAACCTTCCTTTACAACATTATCTATGGGTGGTAACGGTGGTTCCACCTTGCGATTCAATCCAATCCAGTACCTTTGTAGCACAATCGGTGCAGAGTTCTGACTCTCGTATGGTGGGTCCAATCATATCCATAAAGTACCCGTGATAGGTTGACACCACACATCCTTGATTATACTTACCCTTCTCTGTAGACCAATTATCCGTTACAGTCGGATAGTTATCTCGTATTGTTGTACGTGTGTGGCACATATCACATTCTATTCCCATTTCCTTTTCACGGGTAACCGTGATGGTTTCTGGGTGGATGATTTTTGCCATTACGGCTTCTTCGCAGTAACCGCTTCGTACAACTGCTCAAATTCCTGATGTGTCGTTACTTCTTGGTCAAAGTTCTGCTTATGGTAGACTTTTGCCAACTTACGGAAGACCTTCTTATTCAGGTCCAGTTCTTCACAGATGTCCCCAATAAGATTCTTCTGTAGGTCACGTTCTGCTTCTACACGGGTCATTGAGGTACTCATATCCTTCAATGCGCCTTCTAACTTTAACTTATCGTTCGGTGTCAAATTCATAATAACCTCTTGTGTATGGTAAGGGCGAGGCCGGATTCGAACCGGCGGCTTTAGAGTTTTGCAGACTCTTGCATTGGGCCTCTCTGCCACCCGCCCAATTTATTGCTTGGTATCTATCGCGTGTTGGATATTACCACCTTCCAATCCTTGCATTTCTTCACGTGACGGAGTGATAGAAAATATAAAGATTAAAAAAAGTATAGTTGCTATAGTGGCAATAATTTTTGGTAGTTTATCTTCTTTTTCCATATTTCCTCCTATCGGGGAGACAGGACTCGAACCTGCGACACCACGCTCCCAAAGCGTGTACTCTACCAACTGAGCTACTCCCCGTAACAATTCAAATATAATACATCGGTATAGTTTAAGTCAAGTGCCTAAGAGCTGACAACCAGGATTGAACTGGTGACCTCCACTTTACCAAAGTGGTGCTCTACCAACTGAGCTATGT